CTAAAGCGAGTATTATTATTATTATTATTATTATTATCATAATAACAACCGCTGTAATTAAAATATATTTCTCCATCACTGAAAGCCTTTGATTTTCTTTTTAGTATTATTGGGTTTCCTTAAGAGTACCCAGCAATAAATACCGGATGCAGAGATTTGGATTATCTTCCAACCATCTGATAATAGAGTAGTTAGTTTAGTATCATCTTCATCTCTGATACATATTAGTTTATCATTATTCATAATGCCTATATGCTTATTAATTGTAATCTTCTTTTCCTCCTACGGAGAAAAAGTAAATACTCATAGTACTTCTAGTTAACTCTTAATAAGGCTATGGTTAGGATGTTTCTTCCATAGCTTATCTAACAGTATTACTTTCAATTCTTGTCTCTGATAATATTGCTTCCGATGTTTACCGTGCCTATCTAAATAATTCCCAGGATAATGAAGGTCATCAAGGTATACCTTATTTTTAGATTCATCGGTTCTTACCAAACGACCAAGGAATTGAATGGATTTTTCTTGTGAATCCATACTTGCGGTATTGAGTAAGTACTTAAGCTTAGGAAAGTTTTTACCTCGAGCAATGATTGTAGTTGATACCAGGATATCTATTTTACCTTCTCTAAAATCCTTCATTATTTGTTGTCTTAACTTAGAAGGAGTATTAACATGCACATAGGCAATATTATAGGCATCGCCCAGTTTCTTTTTAAAGAACTTATATAGATTTTCACAATGTGCAATATGCTTGCATACTACGAGAGCAGGGTATCTGCCTTGATTAAGGTTCCATAGTAATCTATTATAAGCCATTAACCAAGCTGTATAACAATTGGTGATTGAATCATCGTATATTTCCTTATAGGAAATACAATCAGATTCCCAATTACCATACCAGGGTTTACCAGGTACCATCTTTACAACGGTTTTTGTTGAGTAACCCTTTTTGATAGAATCCTTAAGTTTAAACTCGGCAATCACTTTACCAAAGAAACATTCAAGGTTCATATTCTTAACTTTATCCTTAGCAAGCTTGCTCATATAAATGGTACCAGATAGTCCTATACGAATACGAGTATTGAATAACCGGGTGATTACATTCTGATATTGCCTACTGCCCCCTTGGTCAGCTTCATCTATAAGTACCATATCTATTTGAGATAACTCTTTTTGATAGAACCTCATATTACGAGAGATAGATTGAACCATACCTATTGTGAAGTTACTCCAGTTTAAAACTTTGCCTTGAACAAAAGTGATATCCTCTCCGGGTAGATATTGCTTAAATTCTTCTCTAGCTTGGTTTAACCAATCCGAGTCATTAGTTATTAACAAAGTCTTCAACTGCTTCTTATAGGATAAATACAAAGACGACATAATAAGAGTTTTACCTGCATTAACCGTGTAATCCAATACTCCGATATGAAAGGGTTTACCTCCAATCGTATTATTAATTACAGCCTTGACTGCTTTCTCCTGTTCTGGTCTTAATTTATATTTGCCTATCTTCGTAACAACTTTACTGACTTTAGGTAAAGGTTGACGCATATCTACAACTTTAGGTTTAATTCCCATCTCAATACACCTATCGTATACCTTAGGAAGCAAACCTATTTTAAATTGACCAGTCTTGGTGATGTAGTGAATCTTACCATCCCAATTCTGCATACCTCTTTGCCTTGTACGTAAGTAGAAAGCATTTGGATGTCGAATGGCAAACTCATTATAAAGTTTCTGTGCGAACTTAAGAGGTAAGTCGAGTTCACACATATTACCATTCTGAATAATTATCTTGCTCATCTTCTGTTTCTATGTAAAATGAATTACCACAAGAACATTCGGCATATACTGATAAATCATTGTCTATAGCATTTACCACTTCCTCTTCGGATAATATATAACAGTTACCACAACAAGGACACCATGTATAGGAATTGCCCGAGATATAATTATCTCGGGATTCTTTATGTATAATTGCTACTTGACTCATATTACTTAATGATTACAGTTACTCCCTTAGTACCTTTATCTACTCCCAAAACTTCCTTAAGAAGTTTAATGTGATGTTCTTCATCGGCAATCAATTTCTCAAGGAAATAATTCACATCATCATAATCTGGGCGTTCATTGTATTGAGCAATTGCTTTTTGAATCTTTTTATAGTGTCCGATAGTTTCTATTTCGGAATCCCAAGCAATCTTCAAAGCCTGTTCCCAAGTAGGACCTATTTCAATTGTAGGATTAATGTTGATTACAGAGTAATCTTCATAGGGGTCTGCCAATTGTATGAAATCTGATATCTTATCAAAATGTCTCATTTCTACTAATCCAATACCCAACATCAATTCCGAAATCTCTTTAAATCTAGTTGACTGCTGAGTATACATAATGATTGCACTTAGTTCTGAGAATTTGGCGTTCTTCCAAATTACATAAAACATATTAACTATCTCATCAGGCCAAGGTTCAATATCCTTAAAATCCGGATAATCTACTGACTGGTCTGAATACTTGAGGACATCAATAAAAGCATTAGCTGCATCCTCCACTCTGTTTCCTAAAAATTGTAAGCCTTTCATATTACTCTTTGATTTTATCCCAAAGACTTCCCTCTACTATTGGTTCATCTTCGAGTAGTTGTTTATTCTTATTCTTATATAAATACTTATTGTATCTTTCAATTGCTTTATCAGTATACATCTGTGCAATGTCTGGTAAACCATTACACCATGCAAGAGATTCAAACTGAGCATCGATGAAGGTCTTATAATCCCAACCTTCTTCTTTTAAGAAGTCACCAACCTTTGCAAAGTGTACATACTTCTCTGGTTGATTTTCATAAGATTCATATATACCAGTTGCCTTAGCAATCTTACCTATAAAGTAATCATGTATCTCTTTAGTAAGTTTTAAATCTGAATTTTGTAACTCTATCTCAGCATCTACTTGATTAGTGATGTTTTCTTGCATAGATAATAACCTTTGCATAACATTACGATAATCAGTCATCCTTTTTAATCCAGTCTCTATATACTTGATAAAACCTTCACGAGTATCAAATTTAAAATCTTCACAGAAGGTATTACATATCTCTGCAAGCTTTTTACAATTTGCCCATTCTCGAGAATTACTTTCATTTATTTTCCGAACTCCCCGATGCTTTAACTTTATACGAGTTGCATATAAAATATCAGCAACTAAAGCAGCATCTCCCTTAGATGCTAGTAAAATGTTAGAAACTTTCTTAGTTGTCTTATTGTTTGTAACAACTACAACTCTAGTATTTATTGCTTCCTTACGGGCAATAACAAAGAAAGCATCAATCGGAAAATTATATACCTCTAACTGAGATAGGATTTTTTCGAATTGATGCTTAGTTATATGAATAGATGGATCTCTCATACTCTCTTTTTTCTAAGTTTACCGCACTTCTTACATTTTAATAAGATTTTCCAACAATCAGTATATTCAGTTTTACTTACCACCTCCCAATCATGAAGGCATAAGTATTTGGCTCTTATAGCTTCTAATAATTGTTTCATACTTTCTTATTTTAAGTTATATATATATATTATAATAGGAAATCCTCAATCCAAGGAGTTTCTGAGTCTAATAAATCTAGATGAGGTTATTATCCCATCTAATACCCGATTTATACTGAGATACGATTTTATTTATATGCCTTTTACTTATACCAAATATAATACTCAGTTTAGATTCAGGGACCCCATAATTGACCCTTAAATCTACAATCATATTTCTAGTTTGATTAGTTATAGAAGAATTACTATGAGCTTCTCCTCTAGCTATTAAAGCTGAAGGAGTTTTTAAATTACCATCTCTATAAGCTTGAATGATATTTTGAGACTGGGTACCCCATTTTAAATTCTTATAATAATTATTTTCTGGGTTATTATCTAGGTGCATTACTATATCATAGATAGCTGGATTAGGATTTTTAACCCAAGCTAATGCTACTAATCTAGAAACTTGTAACCATTTAGAATGGATTCTTACTCGTATACGACCAGTACTAGAGCTATTAGAAGTTTTTCTAAGTTTCCAACTTCCACTCTTATGAGTATACACTTTACCATCTTTGGTAATGTGATATCCTGGGTATCCTGGAATATTCTCTTTCATAAGCTATTTTTTAATTTTACTAAATCACTGTAAGATTGATATCGAGTTTGATATACCAATCTCATAACAGCAGGTCTTTTTAGATCGTTGCAATCCTTTCCGTCTGGTAAAAACACCACCTTGACCTTTTTATAGGCAACAAGTTTGAGCGCCAAATTGATTGCATATTGCTTGGCGTCTGGGTCCAAGAGTATAATATATCTTTCGCATTGGGATTTAAGTAATTCATTGATTTGGTACTGACTAATAGCTTTGCCCATTGTGGCAATTCCTCTATCGCCCATTGTGAGAGCATTAAGTGCTCCCTCGCAAATGAATACCGACCGGTACATTTCCAATGCGTCATGATTAAAGATGATAAATTGTTTGCCAAGGCCTGTGATATCTTTATCGGGATTATTATACCTGGGACCTTTTCCGATAACGTTCCGAGCATTGTAATATTTAAGTTGTCCTTGATAATAGAACGGGATGATAAGGTACCCGTAAGTCGTGCCCATTGTTCCATAGCCGATACCAAATCTTGAAAACTGGTCGGGGTTGAAGCCACGTTTCTTGATATATCCCCTAATACTTTTTGCAAGTTGGCTGTCTCCAATCGAAATATTTCTAAATCCCTCAGGGAGATACAGGGGCTTACTCTCGGCAAGTTCGATTTTCTCTTCCTTAAACTGTAGTTCATCAAATTGTCCATTGTTCAAAAAGTTAATTAGTTCATGGTATTCTGTAAATCCCTCTATATCCATTATCAGTTGAGCAGGAGAGGGATGAGCATTACATCGAAAACAATTAGTTCGATACATGGAAAGATTAACCCCCAACTTCTGTTCTCTCCCGCAATATGGGCAAGTTGGTATACGCATCCAGCCATGCTTATAATCAAATGCTCCCAATCGTTTAACGAAGTATGTCCTTAGTCTAGATTTAAACTGATTAGTTATTTTCATACTCTCTTATAGCTTTCCTAATTACTCTTCGAAGTTTCTTTAAATCCTCTAAATCTAAATCGTTGATACAAGTGGTTTGCCAACCATTATGGGATATTTCTAAAACTACCCCATCAGACCATCTATCTTTTACTATTTCTATTTTCTTTGTTTTCATATCTTTTCTTCCCACATCTCATACAGTAATATTTTACATATCGTTTCTCATAATACTGGGCTTTTCTTCTCCCACCTTTCTTAGAAAAGATTGCCCTACGAGGTCTCTGTTTAAACTCAGACCAATGAACAGCTACCCATTCATGATATCCAAGCTTACATTTAAATGTCTCCAGTAGTCCTTTCCCTTTTCTTAGAATCCGCATCTGGATTAGTGCTCTTCTTAAATTGTTCATCCAATTTTTTACCATATACCTCATCATATTGTTTACGTTGTTCTCTTGTAAATTCTGTACATCTTTGTCTTTCAACATCACATTTAAATAAGGCTCTACCTGAAGAAAGACCGTCCCTTTGTACTACCATCTCAACTCGAAGTATATTATCTTTTTCTTCTTGCTCGGTAGAATTAAGACCCACAATAACTTGAGCATTACGAACAATAGCAATTGAACCAGAGATATCATTTTCATCATATCTAGTAAGTCTATGCTTCTTACCTTCACGAGTAATATGATGTGCAGTCCATATGATATCAAGATGTAACTCTTCTGCCAAGTTTTGCAAATCTACATATACATTAGAAATCCTTTCGAAATCCTCTCGGTCTCCAGCTATTGAGGCAAGCTTACCTGCATAATCTACCATTAATACTCTAATATCGATGCCTTGATTACGCAATTGAACTATCCTCTCTTTTATGTAAGTTGTATTAGTAATCATTGCAGGTACCCTCTCAACCACCAATTCAACCCCAAATCTTGCAAGCTTTCTTAAATGTTTAGCTTCAAGTTTATCATACTCACCTGAGTATAATTCCTTTTTGGTTTTATTGATACTAGATTGAATAAATCTGTCCATGATTTGGTCTTTACCATTCTCGGTATCTACGTATAATACGGATTTCTTCATTCGAAGATAACCTCGGGCAAGGTTTACCATGAAGAAAGTTTTCTTTGCTTTAGGTTTATCCAATATTACATTAATAGAATGTTCGGGATAACCTCCTGCATTAGTAAGGTCATTTAATTGCCTAAAGGGACAGGGTATTACCGAGGGTTCTGATTGTCTTTTAAACTGTCTCTCTGTAATATCTCGAATCATGTATATAGGTTCGTCCTCTTTCTTTGGTTTACTTTTCTGAAGTACTTTTTCAATCTTCCTTGAATACTCTTCATATTGTTCGAAGTTATCTAAATCAAAAGAGTCATTCAGGTTCTTCATTTCAACATAGGTAGAGAACTGGTAAATCTTTTCCTTGATATAATCTGCATCCGATAAGGGAATGTGATATAAATTGCTTATTAACTTATTGATATTAGGGATGTCATCCTTAGTTACCAAATCAATGTATGCCTTTGATTCTAGCAATTCTTTTAATACTTCTTTTAATACATTCTCTGAAGGCATCTTACCTTGCTTCTTAAAGTATTTTGATATACCCTCAAATATAAGGGCATGCTCAATAAGAACCAGGTAATTAGCTTTAATCCTTTTTAGGACTAAACCTCCTTCCTTATCTCTTAAAACAAACCGGAGTATCTCAAGTTGGAAATCCGGTGTGAAACTAAATTTGATGTTGTCTTTAAATTTCTTCATATCTATATTGCAATATTATATAAACTAATAGATTTTGATAGTACCGAGATAGTTCTGAGCATGTTGACATCTATCTAGAAACTACTAATCCACTACCTTAAGCTCCAGATTATTTAATATTATTATTTTATATAAGAAAAAATACTTATATTTGCATAACGAATATTTAAAAACATGGGAAAAAGTAAAGGAAATAATGGCTCAGAGCTTCATAGATTAAAACCTATGCAGGAATATGATGAAGCTACATTCAACAGACTTTATAAAGTCTGTAAGCCAGTAATCAGAAATCTTACCCGTCAGATTGATTATAAACGGTTTAATCTTACACCGGATATTATCCAATCTTATTTCTGGGATAAGATGTTATTTGTTTTCAACAAATACTATGGTGAATGTACTGAAGAACATCTTAAAGCAAGAATCCTTGCATCACTTAGTACATTCAAAAACAAATTGCTTCGTTCTGCATACGGAGAACAAGCAGAGTATAATCAAAGCCTCTTTAAACTTGATGACTTATTCGACAATGACAAAGAATTAGAGGATGATACCGAAGAAGAGAAAGCTAAATCAGAAATGCTTGATATGATGTATACTTATATGAAGGATAAGCTTTCTCCAGATGCCTATCTTTTGTTTGAGGTATTAATTACTCCTCCCCCTTTTATCAAGGAAAGGCTTGAAAATAGTACTCGAATAACTAATATAATGCTTATCGAATTTTTCGAAATGCCTAAGACTAATGAATCTATGAGATATATATCAGAACTTAGACAAGATATACAATATTGGGAAGACCGAGCTAAAGAAGAACTTAAGTATTAACACAAAAGAAAAGGGGCGTTTCCCAACGTCCCTCTCCCAATTAATTTTTACTACGCAAAACACAGATTGTAAACAAATGTTTACTCTTAAACAATACAAATAATACACATGAGTTTTAATACTACTAAATAACTAATAACAACTTTATGATGATATCTTTTGGATATATCGTAATGTAATAGTCGGTGGCAATTTTTCAATATCCAAAGTTTCTACCGAAGTTTCTTGTAAGAAAGATTTCCCTAATAGGTTCCAGCTTACTACGATAGCACCATCTTGAATACCCTTGGTAGGAGTTCCTCTACCGAAATCTCCATTCAATCCCGTCTCCCTATTAAAGAAAGATTGAGGACGAACGTTCTCCCAGTTATTGGCATCATCTTGTTTACCTTTAGATACACCAAGAGCATGCCTATGCTTAGGAAGGTCATCACCTTTAATAGAGATTAAGAAATTACCCTTAGTTGGTGTATAGTAATCTCCAACATTCTGTAACATTACTTCATCCCCAATTTGAACACCTCCAGCTTGGTAACCAATAACTATTCTACCAGCTGCCTTAGTATATTCTGCCCAACCATTGGGTATTACATCGGTTTCCCAAAGAATAATAGAACCGATTGGTAAGTTAGCAGTACTCAGAGATTCAGAGAATTCTTTTCTGATAGCCTCAATTTGACTATCAATGTATTGCTTGATATTTAACTTAGTACCCGATTCATCTACTACTGGAAAGCCTGAATTTATCTGTTCTACTCTTTTCACTGATTCCCTCATCATACTCTGGGCAGCAGTAGTATAAGGGATTTCTTGAAACTTACCTTGATAGGGTACGATAGCAAAGTTCTCATTTCGTTTGGTCATTGCATCAGTACCCTTACCATATACTCCGATAAGAACAACGGAAGTTTTATTATTAGAGTAATAAGGGCAAGCACTCTCTACCATCTCTAGAAGATTGCTATAGGTCATATCGTAATTAGAATATACATCATTATTAATGATATCCGGTGTACGATTCTCTTCGGCAATCGGATAATAAATATCCAGAGACTTTTTAAACAAGGTGTAGAAGCTTTCGGAGGATTCATTCCAATAAGCTACAAAGTCTACTGGGTTATCTACAGGTTCGGAGATAGTAGTGTGTACTGCAAAGAGTAATACCTCTTCCGTTGAACCTTGGGTACCTTGGATGTTCTCAATGGTAATAGTTTGTTCATCAGATATAAATACATACCCATCCCTTGAAATACACCCAAAGTTTACATCTGGCAATTCTCCATCTTCTGAAGCCTTTGCCATATACCTTGCCATAATCCTATCCTTGATTACATTGGCATACTTACTTCCAGCAACTCCCTGAGGAGATACCACTAACTTGTTACCATTTATGGTAGCTGAGCCAAATCCACAGAATGGTCCTAAACCAGAAGGAGCAGCAATTGCCTCTGCTGCTTCCTTTGATTTAATAATACCTTCATACTTAAAGTACGTCTTCATTGTCCTTAGTATTTTTAAATTGATTCTTTTGTTCTGACATATCTTTAAATGCTTCACCTACATCCTTGAACTTTAAGGTTAACAATTTAAAGAGTATTCTCCATATACTATACCGTTTCTTAATACCATGTATTTCACAGATGTGTCCATATATACTATCTACTTCGAAACAGTAGCATATTACCATAACCGTTATTGATACCACTATTGGGTTCATCCCATAGGGTTCTCCAATAGCTTTACCAAGTACAGCACCAAGTAGAACATAGCAGATATAATCTACTATCTTGTTTAGAGTTCTTCTTCCCGCTCTAGATTTTCGAATTTCGATTTTCTGTAACCTACTTGCAGATAACCCAAACCATAAGTCTGATAGGATTAGAATTATTGCAAGGATTACCATCCATCTCAAATCATACAAGATTTGTGTACACTCTCCCAATATACCCACAGTGAATGTCTTGAATAAAGACTGAGTTGTGGTTTCTGTTATTCTATCGATTGTTGAATTTATCATTGTTCTACTATTTGCCAAGATTGATTACTGTAAGTTGTAATGGTAAATGTTTTCTCTGAGAGGTCATCATGTTCCCATTCTAACTTTTGAGGACTAACACTTAAAAGGTCTGCATCTACTACGGTGAACTTAGTTCTCTTCGAAGTATCTACCACTGATTCGAATATATACTCTCCAGCTTGTGCAGTTACAAATTCATAACCAGCACCACCTGCGTCATAAGTAGTTACTTTACCAACTTCCCTTATTCGACTATCGAAGTCAGGTTTATTAGAAGTACACTTGATTAAAGTAGATACTTGTTTAACATTCCCCTTTAGTTCTGCATAAGTAGGAGTACAAGAAATCTCGATGATTGTAGGATAATCTTCCAGTATTACTTGACATCTTAATGAAGAACCATCATCTGCCACAAAGGTATAAGTCCCAGCCTTGGTAAGAACAATTTCCTCATCAAGGTTATAGGTTTCCCCGTTCTCATCACAGGTAGCAGTACCACTTACATTGACCCCATTTTTCATTTCCTCAAGATGGAACTTACAAGCAGACTTCTCATCCAGTAATTGGTATACTGCATAAGTATCATCTATCTGGTCTTCTGGTAATGCCCAGTTGGGTTCTTTCCAATGACTGTCTGTAGCATCCGAAGGTACTATCTTTAACTTGTTCTGATATACTACTGGAGAGTTATTAACTACCAGAGTAGTCTTAGCAGTAGGATAAGCTACTGACTGGAAGGTATAAGTCCCTGCCCTATTTGCAGTATATACATATCCATTCTGAGCATCAAAGGTTTCTCCAGTTTCAATTACCCTTACTCTATAATCATCACCATTACCAGAGATACGTTGTATCTTTACGGTAGTCTTGGCAGAGCCATTGAATAATGTAACTGTTGGTGGGCTAACCGTAATTCTATATACTGCAGTCTTACCAGATACTACTTCGAATATACCTACACCTTCATCTGTTTCCCTTTTATCCAGTGTACATTTAAACTTATAAGTACCATAACTATTAGCAGTAAACTTATCCCCGTTCTTAAACAACTTAGTATCACCAATTAGCTTACAGTATAGTTCACCAGTAAATGATTCTGGATAATTAGATTCAATGGTAAGAGTAGTGGTAGCATCTTTAATACTTTGCTTATCCCCAACTCTAAATTCAGAAGGTGTACATCTTACCTTATATGTAACCTCTTCTCGAGTTACGACAAAAGAAGTTTGCTTCACTGGGAACTCTACTACCTCGAATATATAGGTACCTGGTTCGGAAAACTCCCAAGTTGAACCAGAGACTTTCACTATATCCGTACCAGATAATCGTACATTACAAGTTTTCACTGTACCCTTATAAGATACATTTGCCCTTACTACTGTACTTACTTTTAGGTTAGTAGGAGTTATCTTTCCAGTAATTGGGTCGCAAGTAATAGAATATACTCGATTATAGGATTCTTGATTAACGGTGATTTGGGTTACCTTAGTAGGGTCTCCCACACTTCTAAAATAATAAGTACCTGCCCTGGGTATGTTAAAGATAGAACCACTTTCATGTTTGGTGTAACCCCAATTTATATTATCACTGGATATCTGATATCTTAGGTCGGCATTTATCCAATCTGAAGTTACAGTTACCTTTACCGGTACTTCATATACCTCTGAAGTAATAAGATTGGGTTGGTCCGGATTTACTAACTCAGCTTTAATTGTATACCCATCATTTACGGTAAACCCATATTGAATATCGAAAGATACATGATAGGGTATGAATCTTTTAAAGAAAGCCTCTACGGCTTCTCTAAATTTTCTGAAAGCTGCCGAGTTCGAAGTATATCCATGACCGGTAAGTCTAAAGGTTACCGGTATACATTGAGAACAATCGAAAGTATTATCATAGGTATACTTATCGTCATAATGGTAATACTGGTCAAAGTGCGGATTACCTTTTACCCAACCATCATAACTATCAGCCTTTGCAGGGTCAGTTACTACGCAGGTTAACCCATACAGCCTCATAATTATTTCGAAGAACTCAGAGGTACCTCTTATTTTAAAAAGAGATATCGAATACTTCAGGATGTTTCTTACTTGAGTACTGGTTAAAGTAAAGGGTCCCTCCTTTGGTATTATCCAAAGCTTAGATAACTCTTGGAGTTTATCATCGGAGTAGAACCCATTAAAGTACTCTGCCCATTTCTGTGCATCTATAGTGTTCCCATAAGCAAAGGGCATTTCTCCGAGGAATTGCCAAAGGAAATTGAGATACATATCCGGAGCCTTATCTATATCGATAATGTCCAAGATATTCTCAATATCCTTTGTAATGTAATCTTCAAAATGCTCTCCACAAATTTCTAGAAACCTCTCTAAGATGCCTTTGCCATTTACCTTATATGTATCTTGAGCTTTATACTCGAATGGCAAAAAGTCGATTAGATTTTTGAGGTTTATCATTATACAATTTCTTTTACGGTTAAAGTCAATTGTGAAGCATTTTCGAATACTGGTAAGTTAAAACCGGGGTCTTCATAGTCATGGTTAGGTTCTGATACCGTAATAGAATATCTGTAACCAGACTGATAGCTATTGTTCTGAATATCCAAAGAGAAGTCAAAACCATTAGCCTTATCTATTACCTGTATAGAATTACCTACAGTACCAGTAGCCATATACCCATTTGATACAGAACGTACAGTAAAAGTAGTGGATGAATTGAAGGTAATATAGTAAGTCATAGACCCTTTAGCCTTATTCAATTTAAACTGACCCAAGTTCAATTCTTTATTACCATAGATGGTAGTAGGCCAGGGTTTAATATAGAACTTAGTAAGGTGAAGGTAATCTACGGTTGATAGATTATCTATCAGGGCATAGATATCTGATACTCTTACGCTTCCTCCTATTTGAGCTTGCTCCGGAGAATAGGCATTATATAATGCCGTAAGAATTTGAGTTTGTATCTCTGGAGTCTTATAAGACTTCTTACCAGTAACTTCCATCTCTAGAATAATCTGAACCTTGCCTGCAGATTTAACCTTTAACCAAGTAGTCATAGGTGCTCTTTGAGATAATAGATTGTATACCCTATTGATTAATTCAGAAGAAGCAACAGCTCCACCATCGGGGCTAATATATACTGTAAGCTTTCTACCGCATTCATAATCGGCTTTAGCTTTGTTTACCCCATCAACCAACATGGCCAAACTTTCGAAATCCTCTTTGGTAATTGCTACTCCCAAAGTCTTTACACTCAAAGGTATATGTTCTTTGAGCATTGTAAAGTTTTCATAGTTTGAACCACCTCCGGCATCGTAAGCATTACTTACGGTAGCATCAGTAATTGAAGAAGAGATTACTGAAGGTACAGAAGTAATAGTATTACTCTTTACATTACCCTGAGTACCATTGGTTAAGTAGAATACCACATTGGTTATTTTTGCTCCTGCTGCAGGCTTCTTACCAAAGGTACCATCCCCAAACATTATATAAGGATTAAGTGCCTCATCTACTGAAACCATAAAGTGTTTGTCTGTAGGTTTGGATTTTGCAAATGTATCTACTAATACCCAAGTTTCCCCACCTATCTGCAATGACATAGAACCTTGTTCATAATACTTACCATTGGGTAGAGTACCCAGATGAATTATAACTCTATCTCCAGTAGGTATTACCATATTATTTAAAGCACTTGCAGTATACTTCTCGTGTTGAACTATAGGTACTTTACAAGTAGTTACATTTGAATACCAAGTTACGTCTCTAGCAGATAACCAGGAATTACCACTAGAATCTGTAAACAGAGTACCTTGGGGTATAGTTAACTTAGCTCCAATGGAATTACCAGTAATGCTTCTGGATAAGATTACATCTACTGTAGCAGCAATTGCTGCTCGAGCATGATAATCTACCAAAGCTCCATGTTTAACTACCGAATCATACCTTCTTGCCGTAGGTAGAAAGGTTTCCCTTGCCATGTTATCTACATAGTAGTGAAGTACTTCGGCAATTGCCGCAAATAATGAGAGGATGATAATTAAGATGTTCCCCTCCGAATAATCCGTTATGAGTTTCTGACCTTGAGGGTCTTTGAGTCCCATAAGGGATTCAACCAGCTTGGCCTTAATCTGTTGATAAGACCTCTGGTATGGGTTAAGCCATTTATTTGTGATTCCCATATTATTGTGTATTTAATGAATTATCCGAACTGTCATAGGTGATATCGAGGTACTGACTAGAATTTGTTCCATTTACTACATATGTTACTTCTATGTGTATTTTTGCATCAACTCTAGTAACGGTGATATTTTGGAAGGTTATCCTTTGTTCCCAAGCACCTATGGCTTGTTTTAAAAACTCTTTAATTATAAAACTTAGGGCTTGTGAGTTTGGCTCCTCAATACATTGCCATAATTTACTACCAAAGTTTTCCTGTCGAAATCTCTGGCCTATCATGTAGTATAATATTGAACTTATATTATCTCTGATAAGTTTAAAATCCCCATTTACTGGGTACCAACCTCTTTCACCCTTTTCATTAGTTGTAAGTTGGATAGGATAAGTTACACCTATACCAACTAAGTCTGTAAAGTAATTCTTTTCCATTAGTGTATGCAGGTTTTATCCTCATAATCGTCTACAACGAATTGTGAGAAAGGTTTAGTTGCTTGAGTTAGAGTTGGACCTGAAGAACCCGGTCCAGTAGTTACACCTGAGTGTACATGAGAATTGAACATACTGCGAAGTTGTTCTAGTTCTTTAATGGTTTGGTTTAATTTTTCGGTTAATTGAAAAATATTGATTACTCCACCATTTTCTCCAGTATTAAGTATCACGGAATCACCTGAAGATACATTTATATCTCCATCGGCATTTATTACTATTTCTTTCTCTGAACGAACATTTACAGGTCCATTGAAATGTAAATTAAGTTCTCCGTTATCATCATCTATGACTATTAGGTTTCCTTCGGGAGTAACTATCCCCATTTTATTGGAACCATCCAGAGGTTGGGGTATTTGACTCATTCCCCAACCATGGTATTCCCAGAGAGGTTTAGTTGGGTCTCCAAATTCAAAAGTAACAAATACCATATCCCCCACTTTAGGAGCTAGGAATTTAAAACCAGAACTAATTGAACCATGCTGTCCTTTAGGATATGCCCAAGCAAATACTCCCCCCATTACCTCTGGAACACATACCTTTACTCTATTCATATGTTTCTCTACATCGTCATTATCAATAACAATGCCTCGATAAACAGAGTAATACCGACCAAGACCCTCTAAGCCTTCATCGGTTATTATCTTTGCTGTTTCGTAACTCATATCCTTATTTTTCTACATAGATTTGACTTGCTATTCGCTTATGCCTTTTAGCTATGTCTCGGTATACTCGATTAGCTATGGCCATATAATTAAACTTAACCCCATAATCTTCAGGCACTTGGATTTGTTTAACTGATACCTTGCCCGGGATTAACTTACCCTTAGAGGTAACTGTATTACCTGTAGATAATACTATACCCTCTGCCAAGGCTTGAGGATTATCCGCATTTACTTCAGTATAATAAGCCTTCTTTCGAATAAACTCAGCTTGGCCCTTAATATCAATAATGTCTCCTTTATCATTCAAGAAATGTTCATTATAGTATACCTTCTCATTATAAGTAAAATTAAGGTTAAGATTTTGAGAAGTGCTTAAAGCTTTTTTATCTTGACCTTTACTGGTTTTAGCATTAGCTTTAGCATCATTAGCTACAATATTTTGAGTAGATAAATCAGTCTTAGAGGTTACAGAGCCAGACTTGGAATTATTCTTTACTAACTCCATATTAGTTATGTAACCTTGTCCAGCATCCATTGAATGAGTACACTGTTTTATATACCAAAGACCTGACCAACGTTTTCCTACGTTATCTATTCGGATTATTTGGGAAGTTGCTAGCATGGGTCTACCAACCACTTGAAGTTGACATACTAATCTTTTTTCGGTTTGCTTTAAGCCCCCATTAGCATTGGCATTAGCTGCCCAAGCATACTTATCAGCTCCACCATATCTACTGAATAGGTTATGGTAAAGTTTATAAATCGGAACTTTAAGGTTTACCCTTTTCATATGTCTTACCTTAACCCTCTTACCATATTGACCTTGACCATAACCCTTAGTAGTATCAACTTCCATATCGGATAATACTTCAGTATAGGGGTCTTTCTTTAAAGCTTCAAAACCTCTCTCTGAAGCAGGTAATACTCCAGCTTGAAAATTGATACCAGAAGCTATACCCGCTCCTGCTTGTTTAGAAGTGTAACCTTCTGGGTCATAATTTAAGGGGTCTACATACTCTTCTACCATAAATTCCATACCATCTTCATCTTCGAAAAGATACATTTCGCATTCTAAGAGCTTCTTAAGATTAGCTTCTAATTCTTTACCATTCTTAGAGTTTCTTAGCACTTGCTTAAGGGCATTCTTCTTATCATCGGGTAACTCGTTGGCTGCTTGATTAATGGTAGCTCGTATTTCTTCGGTAGACATTTCATCAAATCTCCTTTGCTTACCTGCTTCATAAGCACCTACTGGACCCACTGCTTCATATTCTTCTACTCTCTTTTTATATTCTGCAGTTTTTTCCATGTTATACTGAAGCTGAGTGTCCCAAGCATCCATTACCTCGGTTGGTGTAGTAGGATGACTTCTATAATCTTCAAACCCATTGCCAGTAATATTAGACACCATAAGATTATCTACCTGAGCCATAGGAGGTCTTAAAGCTAACGGGGGTTTATCCTCTGGCTCATTTATATTAGTTGATAATACCGATAAATCTTTACTATCTGGGTCTAGAGATGGGGCTAATACGGCTTTAACTCTTTTAGTTATTTTCTGAGTAGCAAAAGATACTCTAAGTACTTCTCCATTCTCCCCTTGATAGGTATAAGTACATACGGGTTCTTCGTTGAATTTCCGATTATGTATATAGATAACCCCATCTCTTGAATCTACATACCAAGGCCCATTAGTGTACCCTTTCATCTTCTGTTCTAATTGAACTAAGACGTTCTTACCCACCAAGCCAAAGTCACTATCAATCAAAGCTTTCAAATCTTCTGGCATAGCTACTTCAGCTATCCCACTGTATTTGTTAGCATAAAGTACTTTACCAGTAGTAGTACGGGTATTCTCTGTAGGTACTTGTAGTGACTCGTATACTTTATTACTTATTATCTGTTGTTCCATTACTGAAATATTTCTATGATTACACCAGTAGCATTCCCACAACCATTGTCTAAATAGGTAGATAATTTATAACCTTCCATGTCCGAATGAACATAAGCAGGCTGATATCTTAAATCCCCTGAAGAATCAATGCATTTAATAGTTACATGAGTACCTGTAGAATCGAATACGGCTTCGAACTCTCTTACCTTAATTATTTTTATGGGCCCAGATATAAATTGGCCATCAGGGTATATATATCCCCATTGAAGACAAATGTTTTGGTTCTCTTGAATCTCGGCAATATCTACAGTATCAGGATTACCCGTATCGAAAGTAATGGTAGCCAAGTTTTCTTTTTCTTCATCATATCTATAACTCCAGGTACTTATATACGCTCCAAGGGGTATACCTGTAATGGGATTCATTATAGGCATACCTCCAAAATTGAAAAGGGCCAAATAAGGTTGACCCATTCCATTATATAATATAGGTTTCTGTTTAGCTGCCATAAGTCGGTATTCTTATTAGAGTTCCCATTTCTAATTCCTTAAAAGGATTCAGTATCTTATTAGCTTCAGCTATAATGTACCACTTACCAGAATCACCATAGTACCTGAAAGCAATGTTCTGCAAGGTTTCCCCATCTTTAACGGTATGTTGAATATCGTTAGAGGATTCCGGTACTACTGGAGGTTTAGCTTCTAAGGAATAATCCCCATCGTTATACTTCAGAGCATAGGCATTATTATATGGGCTAGCCCCCTTTAGATATTGGTTAACATCAATCATATTTAATACCCCCCGTCTTTTTAAGTGAATCAGAATTTATAAAATCTCCATAGGATAAGTTATATGCACTCACTCTCTTGAAAATTAATTCTTGAGTTGCTGCTGCAGGCAATAACCTACCATTACCAAAAGTAGCTGGCTTTCCAGGTACCCTTATTCGATAACCATTCTGAAAGTTCTTCAGAGTATAAGTTGCTGAAGTAAGAATGTAGTTGTGATTATCAAATATACCTGAATCTCCCCACTCAATCTTAATAATCGGGGGGGCAGCCTGATAACCATTAGATTTAGACCATGCTTCTAATAACCTACATTTATTGATTACCTCTTCAGGATTTTCTGGGTCATTACAGTACCAAGATACATTGAATTGAATGATGTCTTCAGCACCAGTAAAGTGATACATTGGTACATTGCGGCCCATTGATTTAATGGTTGCCCATGTAGTTTCTCCTCGGAAGTCCAATTCCGGAGGTCTATTCTGTAGGGTAATATATTGAGTAGGGTTAACAGTCATGTTATATATCCTTACCTCATTCTGATATATAACATCTGCTTTAGCCTCAAAGTTTCTGTAATTAGTGGTATTCTTATTCCCTTTTGCTGGGTCTACTTCTTCACCCTCTTCTAATCTTGGAAATTGTAATTCCATTCTCCATTTAGCTTGGAGTTGTTTATTTAGAATAGGATTCTTAGAGGATATCTGAGCTTCTCCCATTACCCCATTTGGAATATAGAGTTTACCCTTTGGAGCATCATCCTTCGGGAGAGGTGAAGTAACTCGGTTAAGTAATATCCGAGCTCTCCATAGCTTATTTAAGGGACCAGTAAGAACACCTGCCGTATCTCTTGTAAGGTCATTGTATTTTTCAACAACCTTACCTGCTGCTTTATTTAATACTCTAGCCATAGTGTTTTTAATTTTATATTCCCATTACAAATGCTGCTCCAGTAAAATCTTGTTGAGAACCTGGAGCATAATCACCAACTGCTTGACCATCTACCGAGATATTGATACGAGAATCTCTCATGCCTTCCTTGATAGCTAATCTAACAGCGTTAATAAATTTCTCTTCATTCTGGGCTCTAATGGTAGTTGGGTCTTCTTTCTCTTTATTCTGAGCTTCAGTATTCCTATCTACTGAATTACTAAGGTAACTAATACCCTCAATTAATAAGGGAAGACCTACGGTAATTGCTAATCCCCAGGGTCCACCGAGTAATCCCATAAGTCTACCACCTATAGATGTTAAACCTTTTATAGCACCTTGCTTAACTACTTGACTACCTACTTGAGCTCCTGCACCAGCTAAAGCCCCACCAGCTAAATTACCGGCCATGGAAGTTGCTAATGGTACTCCAGGATTTGGTGTCTTAACGTATCTTCCGGTTTTAGTGTTATAAAATCTACCAGCAGAATTCATACCGATACCGCTTGACATCATTTGGAGTTGAACCATGGTTCTCATAAGGTTAACCATCCTTACCATGTGTGCTTCCATAATGGCAAACTGAGTATTAGTTTTTATTGCTGCAGCAGACATACCTTCAGTAGAAGCAGTAGCAATAGTCTGTAAATACCCAACAGACCTAATAATACCTCTTACAGTATTAAATCCTGCAACAATAGTACCTACTACTACTGCAGTAGCTCCTACCCTAAGACCAAAACCTCCAACCCAAGTTTCTGAGATAGAATTAATTACTTTGATTATAGAGTTACCCACATTTAGTACTGGGGTAAAGATTCTACCCAAAGCTGCACCTGCGGTAACTGTTAAGTTCTCTATACTTGATTCGAATTGGTCAATTACACCTGCATCAGTTTTAAGACGTTCTTCATTGAGTCGATTTACTGCCCCAATGTTTTGGTCATAAGTAGCAAGTATCTTACCCATCTTATCTCTACCAGAAGCAATATCCCTAAGTACGGGGAGCATACCACGATTACCACGAACTCCAAAGATATTGAAGAAAGTTGGTGTTTCAATTCGTGAAGGTAAATCTACTGCCGCCTTAGCAAACTTCTGATAGATAGTATAAAGGTCTATAAGATTACCCTGAGCATCGAAGAATTCATCGGGACTTAAGCCCAGGTCTGCTAAAGCGTTATAGCCTTTCTTTTTTTGATTAACAAGAGAGAGTTGTAAGTAACGAATCATATTGGCCAGTGAGGTACCTGCCATAGAACCCTGTATACCCATATCACCCAATACACCAATAGCAGCAGCCGTTTGCCGAAGGTCTACTCCAGCAGTTGCCATATCTGCTCCTGCATAAGATATGGACTGGGCTAAGTCTGTTAAAGATATATTTGCATTAGTAACTGCAGTATATAAATCATCGGTTACTCTAGCGGCTTCCCCCATTGGGATTTGGTACATTGACATGATATTAGTCATCAAGTCAGCTACACCACCTTTCTGTCCCACGGGCATTGTAAAGATTGAAGCCAGCTTAGATGCTGGCCCAATCATCTCTTTAATAGCATCGAATTTATTACCTGCCATAGCCAGGTATCTTTGTCCTGATGCAACATCCGAAGCCGTAAGAGGAGTTATCTCATTGACATCCTTTGCCAATTGTAACATCTCCCTTTGTTCTGCAATGGTAGCACCAGCAATTTTCGAAGCAGTCCAAACTTCATTCTGAACACCCGCAGAGTATTTATAGGCCCTTGCCATTCCCCCTACGAGCTGCATTCCGAAGTCCATTGTATTAGAAGCTGACATCTGTATACCCCTATTCCAGGTATTCATATCATTCATCATTGTTCTGAATGACCCAGATATCTTGCCAGCTTCTTGAGAGAATCGGTCTTTTAAAACCATGGCAACACCGACCTCTACTATACTCCTACTGGTATTCATAATTTATTTTCTTTTCTTTAATTGTTTATAATATTGCTCGGCCATTTCCTTGAATATTTTCCTTATTCGATACGGAAGACGTAAAAAGCCGAAATAGTCTAAGGCTATCTCGGCTCTGGTGATATAAACAAAATCACTCTCTAACATTACTCTTCCGTCAGGTAGAAAAAATTCGGTGCCCAAACTATAGGATAAGTTCTTTCCTCTCCAGTGGTTGGATTAGTGATGTGAGACTCACCTTTGAAAATGGGGTCCATAGATAAGATATGCTTTCTCATCTCAGCCATATCCTTTGCAGTAAATGGGGTAAAGTTTTCTACCTTTTCCCAACTACCATCAACCTCTAAGTAAAGGTTCCGACAAAGAAGAGGAGCATTCTTAGTTTGCTTATCCAATGGCAACTTCATGAAATCTTGTTCCCCCTTACCCGTCATACAATCGAATTTAATCTTCTTGCCAGAGGAGAGAACATATTCATGGTTTATCAATCTAACCCCTTCTGGATAGTAAGGGATAGCATCGGGCTTTTGATTCAAATCATCCTCAGTTGGAGCAGTACCGTAATCGAAAAGGAACTCATGAAGGTCTTGGCCATAAGTAACTTTACCTCCATTCTCTTTGCCCCAATCATATTCAAATTCTACCTCATCCCCCAAAGAGAAGATACGAGAATTAAAGATAATAGCATAGCGGTCATTAACCGGTAAGTTAAGGGCATCATCTATGGTTAATTTCCCATTGGGTGTAGCCGTAGTTCTAATTACAATTGCTGCAATGAACTTGGTAAGGTTCATCAAAGTCTTCATGTCTGAAAGGTTACTGAGGATATCCTCATCAGCACCATTCTGTTCTCTGATTTCATATTCGTAACCAGAGGGTCCGGTAAATCTAAATGTTCTAAATTCCATAACTGTTATTTTTAATGTTTACATATGTTCATAGTACTCCTTATAACAACAAGAAAGGGGTGAGCTCCTATCACAGGAATCCCACCCCTCCACCGAATCTTAGTGAAAATAGACTAAGGAATTAGTATTTATCTGCAGTACCAACTGAGAACTCTATGGACTCAATGGTATTCTCTGAAGCCATTCTGTCCAAGTCTAAGCCGGTAATCTTACATGGCCATACCTCTTCGAAGACATGGGTATTAAGAACTGAGACTCCATCTTCGGCAAGTTCGTTTACAATTGCCGTTTCCCAGTATTGGCTTGGTACTAAACCACCACCAACTATGTGGTCCTGGCAAGAGTATAGCCAATCATGAAGCCATGTATCAGAACCTGCAGTAGTCATAAGTTTCTCTACGATAAGATTACCTATAGTAACCCTACCTGCAGTTTTAACGTCTCTATTGACGTCCCCATGAGCAACCTGGTCAATCTCAATATCCGGCAAAGTACAACTTTGAAACAGATAAGTATTGATAGGGTGTTTGGGGAACATGATGCTCCACAAGAATTTCTTCCGTGGGTTTTTTACTTTTGCTCCCATCGTTATATGTTTATAGGTTATTACTTGTTTCTACGATTGATACAGATTTGGATGCCGCATCAATTACAATCTCCATAGTTACTTCTTGCATAGGAACTACATCCTTATACTTAAGGATAGCACGGTACTTACCTTGACGGGCATCTGCCTCGGTATTAACTGAAAGGTCATCCCAAGAAGTTGCATCTTGGTCACCCATCCAGGTATACTCGGTCATGGCATCTTCATCTACCAATGAATCCAGTGTAGGTTTAACCTCCAACCAGATTCTCTTCCAAGTACTCCAAACGTTTGGTTCTTCGATATACTTGTTGAGTACCGGGCGAAGGAACTTCTTCAAATAAAGATTCAGTCTTACGATTGAAAGGAATCTTTCAGAATCCTGTTTTACTTGAGAAGAGAAGCAATGCCATAACATGGTTTGCTTACCTGCATCTGGGGTATCTTTGATTACCATCTCATTGATATAATTCTGAGCAAGTGTGTTCAGTTCATTATATCGAGAAGGTGAACCATAGTTCGGGCATACTGGTCCAACTGCATCCCCAATAACTCCTCGGTTCATTCCAGCAAAAGATTTCCAAGGACCGTATTGAGTAGCAGAAGCATCTCCCAAACCTGCAATGGTACCTACTACATCGGAATCCTGAAGGTTACCGTTTTCGTTGTAGTACTTAAGGCCACCACCAAAATAGGCAATGTACTTAGAGTTACCTACAGTATCGAGGCAAGTCTGTACCCAAGTAACCTGAGCTTTGTAATCTCTAGGTTGTGTACCTTGAGTATAATGGGTCAAGTATTTTGGAACTTCAATATACAGTACCCATTCCATCAACTCTTTTGCCATATCTGCAGCAGCCTTATATACCTTGAGTACATCAGCATCAGCAGTAAGGTGTTGAGAAATATGAGAAATGAATAACTGATAGAAATCCGTATAATCCTTTACCAAGTCCAGAGAAGCAATCCACTCATCAGCAGTAGGTGTAGTTCCAGCACTACCTACAGTACCGGTAAACATCTTCTCTGTATCAGTAGGAGCAGCCCCACCTACGGTAACCGTAACCGCATTTTTGGTACCATCTACACTCTCGGTTAACCATTTGATTAGATTCTCGAAAGATGAGCCTGCTACAACTACCGGTTTAAGATACTCTGAGTTCTTAGCAAATGCACTAAGAGCAAGATAATCTACCGAAGTATTATTGTTATCATCGGCAGTCTTATAGGTTACTACTGGACCTTGTTCAAGTACCTGGCCATTGCCCGAATAGATTTTATAATACAAAGTGTTAGATTGTTTATAAAAACCTACCTGGAAGGTATCAGTACTACCAATTGGGTCTCCATAACCTTTGGTTACCAATCCCAAACTATAGGTAGTTCCCCCAGAAGCAATGGTTATTAATGCTGCAGGAGTAGCAGGGTCTATAGTAGCAGAAGCAAGTGCTATACTTTCTTCTTCGGGTTTAGCAACTGTTTTAGCTTTACCTGCAGTTGCAGCTACTGTACCTTGAGTAGCTCCCTTACCAAGCACTCGAATAACACGAAGCTTAGAACCACCTACAAGTGCCTTTTCGATATTTGATACAGAACCATCTGGTACAATTTCAGAACCATAGATCCTTTGGAACTGAGGGAATGTAGAGATGATTTCTGATGGGTCATCGTATGGACCTTTAGTAGTTCTAGCCAATACACAAGAAACTCCTAACATAGGAGTAGTTTGAAGAACATTGTTGTTCTTAAACTTGAAATCAACATGAGGTGAAGTTGGCATAATTCTATTGTGATTAAAGTTAATTACTCGTTTAATTTATACCTTAGAGTATTGTACCTATCCTTTAGGTACCCTTAACTCTAACATTTCGTTTTCGTTTTGTTCCAATGTCCCAATGAGAACTGATATGTCCTTGATAGGTGTAAGTGTACCTTCTTCCAAAAGCTTTTCTGGGAGAATGCCATCCTTACATATATAAGTGTATACCTTCTCAAGTATTCCATGTTCTACATCTGGATGGTCATAATAATTACCAATCTCAATGAATAGGTTTCCAGTGGGAGCAAGCCTGCCCTTTTCCCATTCTTCTAAGTCATTGAAGTATGGTCTCACATATCCTCTAGCAGGTAAGCCGGTATATAGGATTGTATGTAGCAATCTCATATCTGCTTGTGTTTGAGAAACCAGATGTACATCTATGGTAATATCCTTAGTTTCATAAGGAAATTCTGAAGCTTGGTAATTACCATCCTCAAGTTTATCACCAATGATATATTTATTCACACCAATATCTCCAGCATAATAACCCTGTAGTTCTATGGTTATTCTTGGGAGAGTCTTTGGGCCTTTTACTTGATTATTCCCTATACCAAAAAGTGGTATAAACTTCTTCATACCTTTGATTGCCTCTTGAAATCTTTTTTCGTTTTCTTGAGACAAAGGTAAGAAGTCTTCTGGGTTTAAGGTAAGACCCATTTCCAACATTGTACTAAGTAGAGAGATATAAAAAGTTCTTTCTACTATTTCTTCTGAGTTTACCATTAAAGTCCTAATCTAATATTTAACTGAACACTTTGATTGCCATTGTCATTAATATACCCATTATAAGTTACCTGAATACCTCCAAAACCACTCATTATGGTTTGTAAATGACCAACACAATTTAATTCACTAACCCATTGAGTAGCAATATTTGAAGGATAATCGGTAAGCCATACTTTAAAGGGTATTGGTTCTGAACCAATACCTCCAGGGAATTGACCCTCTATTGTCTTACTTATATCGGTTATCTTAAATTGTTTTACAAATTTAGCAACTTGAATACCGTTGATAAGGTAATACTGATAACCCTTTACATTACTAATCTGAGCAGTACTAATATTTTGACCAAGATTTGGGAATGGTATATTCGGGGTTGGTTCAAAGCCATACTTAGTAGTTCTAGTACCTGGAGATTGAGTTATATTTAAAACTATCTCAGTGTTAGGTTCTTGCTGTAAGATAATCTTAACTATAGCAGTTCTTTCCAAGGGATCATAGTTACTGGGGTTGTGATTTTGATTAGTAGATTTAGTTTTGATAGTAAGCTTACCTGCGGCATTAGCTTCCCCAATTTCTTGAGTTACCTCTAACCAATCTGAAGAGCTTTCAATTTTCCAATCTACAGCCCTATATTCATCTTGAGGCTTATTATTGATAAACTTCTGTTGGTAACTGTATACACCTATTTCTAGGGTCTCACCCCTTTTAGTACCATCGAAAGTATGGGAAGTAGTTTCTGGAGTGATACTAAAATAAGTTCCCCAGGTCTCTACTATTTTAGGAGCGGCCTTTTGTACCAGGGTTACTTCCCTTTCTACACCCTGAACTACTACCTTGAGAACCTGCTCTTTTATATTATTCATGTCTTCGTTTACTGCCTTAGGCTTTACCCTAATAGTTGCAGTACCAGTTCCGGATAATGATGATATTTCGAAATCTGCTGCCATTATATAACCCTCCTTATTTCTTTTCTAATTTCATTACGTATTTCCTTTTGTAAGGCAGCTTTTCCACCAGCAGCCTTAAATGCAGGATTCCAAAGAGGACGAGGTGGTAAATTACCATCTCTACTACCATACTCTAACATGATAGCTATCTGATTCAAAGTTTTTCTTGAAGTCTTACCCGTATAAGTAATCTTCTTAATTCCAATTGGCAAACCGACGAAAGTTCTTTTCTTACCCTTTACTAAAGTAACTGACCTGGCATATTGCCCCGTAAGATTTAACATGGTATGGTCCCCATACTTCTTTATGGTACCAGGAGCATGTGGTGGCCAAGATACTCCGGAACCTCTTGGAGGTACACCAGTATTCAAACTTCGTCTTACTATACGAAGAAGTTGATTACCAAACTTTTCTGTACCTTTCGCATAGCCTTCGGTTAAGATACTTGGAGTTTTGGCAATCAACCTTTCTGCACGAGCTTGTTCTCGTTTATCTACGTATATTTCTAGAGGGCCAACTGGAGTCGATAGTGTAATATTAACCGACTTACTTGGCATAATTCTTACTGTTGTTTAGGTTTATCCAATCCCAGCTCCTGAGCAATTCTCTGTAACAGAGTCTCTTGAGTGGATATTCGTTGGTCCATGTATTGACGGAACTCCTCAAACCCTGGAGCAGGTTTACTTGGAGCAGAAGGTGATTGGTTAATTGAATTGAGAATGTTATCGCATTCAGAAACAATTGCCTCAAACTTTGGTCGATTGTTAAGTATATTCAAGGCATTATGTTTCTGCATAGTAACCTCATTAATTATATTCACTACATCGGTAGTATAATATACACCATTATAAATACCTTCATCAGATTGTGATGGCAAGTATACGGTGAGTTGTGATACCGAATCTTGGATTACCAATTCGACACTGTTAACAAAGCCGTCTTTAGCACCAGAGGCCATTGGTTTACTTTCTCCTACCTTTACGATTCTTGCTGTATCAAAAATAGGATAACCAGACCGTCTGTCTTTTTCTAATGTGAAAATCATTTCACCTTTCTGTACCTTTTGGAAAATCAATGTTCTTTCGTCCATAATCATCTTTTATTAATTAAGTTTAAACCAAATGAAACTGCACCTGGATTCCTTTGCATGAAGTCTACCAGGTTTAAGAATTGATAGTATCCAAATTGATTTATGAGTACCTGAGCTTTGTTTGCTACTTCTTGTGCAATCTCTATATTGGGAGCAGGTAGAGCTAATTGTATCTTGAATTCGGTGAGTTGTTCTTGTTCCATAATTCCTTAGTTTAATGAGTTAAAACGAAAAAAGGAGTACACCTAAAAACAGATGCACTCCTTTAATCATCTTGGTATTTTAAATTACTAAGCTGGCGTTGTAGTACCGGTCTTCAAGGCAGCTACCACTTGATTGACGATGTTCTGGTCTCTCTGAGCATCTATCACTCGATTGAGGCGAGCAATCTCGGTGTCTTTAGCAGTGTTCTCGATGAGGCACTTGATTTCCTGTTGGCCATTCTTGAGGTCACAGCAGCAACGTTCCAACTGAAGAGCCAAGTCAGATTTTACTTCTTTAATCAAGCCTTTGGTTTCACAGCAGCAATCCGACTGTTGGTGTTCCATGTGGCAGAGACGATCCATAACACGGTTGAAGCCTGCGCCCATTTGGTCACGAGAATCTCGGATATCCGAATTAGTTTTGTAACCCAAATCGCAAAGACCTCTTTCCGTAGTGAAACGGTTGTTAAGGATTTCTCTACCAACACCGGCAACATCTTTTGCTACCCCACTGATTTCTTGAGTAACTCCACGAGCAGCATCAGAGATATCTTTGTAGATACCTGCCTTTGCTTCTTGAACCGTAGCTTCTACTTTCTGAATATCAGCTTTTGTGTCATTGATTTTGTCCCATACGGAAACTGCAGCAGCACCAAAGCCACCACCTACCAATGCACCACCAACGGCTCCCCATCCAGAGCCCCAACCGGAATGATCTCTATATCCGCACTATATCCGCAACCATCGTTACAGCCTCTGTCCGCGATTACAACGCCATCGCCGGCACCTTTTACTTCTACTCCCATAATTGTAAGATTTTAAAGATTAATACTTAGGTTAATTATACATTAAATACAGAATGGTGTTGTATTTTTATTACCCCAAATTAAATACGTATTCATAAGTAATTGTTGCAGCATTCTGAGTTATGTTGACTGTAAGCTCCCAACCCTCATCATCGTTTTCTGCTTGCCTTAATTTAATGGTACCTGACCTTGTTGATTCTACGGTGTTCTCCGTTAAGGTTAAGGTTAACCCATAGGTTCCATTATCACTGGATAGTGTTGTAATGGCTACATTTGTAACCCAACTTGGTTTTGAAGTTACGGTTAAAGCCAAGGGATATCTTGTACTTACCTCAGAACCATTTATTACCTTAGTCTTAAAAGAATAAGCTACATCAACTGTAAAGTTATTACCTCCCAAAGCTGACAATCCGGTTCTAGTGGTAGTTCTTGAACCAGTAGGGGAAGTGAATGCCAAGTAATACTTATAAGATACTGAAGCAGCACTCTGTGTAACTGTGATTGTCTTAGTAGTTGCCCCACTATAGGATGCAGTTACTACACAGCTTCTACTTGAAGTACCCGAGTTCTCCGTAGCAGTAAGTACCGTCTTAGCAGCATTCAAACTAAAACCAGTACCACTTGCACTAACCGTAGGTGTAGCACTCTTCGAAGAACCTGCACTTGTTGACCCTGAACTCCAATGGTTGGTAGTAGGTATACTTACACTGGCATAAATATTAACACTACCTCCTGAATTAGAGATAGAGTATGAACTTGCAGATAAGCTTATTACTGGTGTACCATCAGTAGTACTGGTAATTTTATTCTCTGCCTGGTATACATCGAGAGTTATAGATTTCGATTTACCATTCAGAGATACAGTACAAGTAAGGGAGCCTACCCTTGTTCTAGCCTTTGCAGTAGTTCCCAAAGAACCTGCACTAACTGCAGTACCATAACTAATGCTAGCACCGCTTGTAATTGTGCCTCCTCCAGTTGTAGAACCATTCCATCCCCAAGTCTGAGAATATGAGGGCATAGTTGAGAATGAACTTCTACTTCCTCCACTTGCAGGTATATCGGATACACTTCCTCCACTTACAGTGATTTCACTATAGGTTCTATAACCTGCAGATTGAGAACAACTGATAGTTAGTTTCTTATTGGTTTCTGCCTGAGTTAATACTACACTACCCGACTTTGCCGAAGTAGAAGTATTATTTGCCATAGTTACTGAAGTACCAGTACCGGTAACTCCGGTATTAGCCCTGGTATAACTTAAGGGAATTTGATTACCATAGGTATGTCCATTTCGGTATTCCTGTTTATAAGAGGTTACAGTAAATGTTTTTGTTCCTCCAGTTGCCCCAAAAGACAGAGAAGTGGGATTCACTGAGAATGTTTGAGACCAACTTTGAGATGCTGCTGCCTGGGTAAATGTGAATTCCACGGTTTTACCAGATTCAGATTGAGTAGCCAACCCCTTACCAGACCTTGAGGTTAGGTCTAGATTCTCTGAAGCTTTCCAAGGCTTTCCATCTGCCGGCTTACTATAGTTAGTAATCCAACTTGGTTTACTGTTTATTACGTAATTAACACTAACAGCAGACCCATTAGCTACATTATCCCAATATTTCTGCTTCGTACTGGTAAACCCAAAACCAAAATTAGAACTACTGGGGTTACCTAAAGCATCAAAACTTATACTGGAGTATCTCAAAGTGAATGTATACTTATAAGTTACCTTATGAATATCTTCGAGTTTAACAGCTTCGTTATTACCATAGGAACTAGCATTGGAGATTTCCAAGCCAACGTAACTTTCCCCCGTTCCTGTAGAGGCGAGTGCTAACAATTCAGCCTTGGTAGGGCAGTCATTACCTGTCTTACCAAGGCCTACTTTAGTTTTGACAGCACTCCATGTTGCTATCTCTCCCATATTAATCTACATCTTTAAGATTTCTGAGTTCTGAGATTTCAGCCTTCAAAGCCTTAATCTCTTCGTAAAGAAGTTTAATACCTTCGATTGCCAGAGTAGACATCTTATGGTACTTAACTTGTTTTACCAATACATATTCTTCACCGTCGATAACAACCGTTTCGAATTCCTCAGGATTAGGAACTGAATCCTTAGTTCTTGGGTCTTCTTCCACATAATGGTTAAACCCTGCTGCTTCCAAACCTTGTGCAATGGTACCTTCATCTTCCTTACCATCCATGATAAAGGATTCTGTAGGTATACTGCAAATCTGTTCCAAAGTATGGGTTAATGGTTTGATGTTAGATTTCAATCTTTCATCGGAAGACTCTTTCCAGAAACCGGAAGGAGCAGTAGTCTTAGCAAATACTACCTGGTCAGTAGTTGCCAATCCCAATTGAGCTCTAGTTACTGTATGAGGATTATCCTTTCTACCTGCATGACTATTGATAGAAGTCTGAGCAGTAGTACCTGCAGCCTTAGCATCAGCAATAGCAGTAGCTTGAGCAGTAGATACTGGCTTATCAGCATCAGAAGTATTATTAACATTACCCAATCCAACCTGAGTTTTAGTAACTGTATGAGGATTAGATTTATTGGCAATGTGATTATTTACCTTAGTTTCTAAGGCAGTTACATCTGAACCAGTATCGGCAATCAAATCGTCAACGTAAGTTTTCAATTCTGTACGAAGAGCATTGATGGCATTAGTTCTATTGGTAATCTCATTTGCCAACCCCTGTACGGTATTATCCAAGTTAGTCTTATCTGCTGCAGTCATTACACCTGCAGTAGTCTTAGTTGCTGCAAGTATATCTCTAATTAAATCTGTAGCACCTTCATAAGTCTTACCCTCTGCACTCTTAGTTTTATTATTAAGAGTAGCTCTTACATTAGTTGAATTATGGGTAAGAGTGAATCCAGTAAGAATAATTCCTGGAAGAGAACTATTAAAGGTATCATGAGCATTATCTTTTGCAATACGGGCCTCTTGTTCAGCTTCAATAGCATCTGGTAAGGTTTGATTAAGCTTTATTACACTATCGGCATCCATCAGACCAGCTTCTTGAGTAGTGGCTGGGGTTAGAGGGATTACCATCCCATCGGGTTTATCAATGTAATGCCCTTGACCATCCGTAGCAGAATAGTTACATAAGATAATAACATTACGCTTATTTTTGTTAGCTATTGAAACCTTACTAATTAAATTTTTAGGCATGCTAGATACCACATCCTCAAGATGCTTACCTCTACTACCTTCGAAAGCAGTACCTGCGATTTCCCCAATGATAAGAGACGAAGTATTACTGTCTACGAATTTAGTACCTGACCAACGGAATTGGTATGGAGGTTCACCATCGGCAACATTTATATAAATCTTACCAGATTCTCCAACTACGGGAGTTTGGTGACCTGCATCCGTATACAATTGAACATTAGTAAGACCTCCAGTGGGGCTTACATCATAGGTAGCATATACTTCAAGTACATCATCTACATATGAAGGCAAATGGTTAGCAGGTACTAACCCCTTCCCATCCAATGGAGCAAAGCCATCAGCCTTACCCTTAGTTGCTACAAAGGCATCATGTTTAGCTTCTAGAGTATTAATATTATTCTGTAACTTAGTTTCAAGGGTAGTATCTGCCGCAGTTCTATCGGCAATCTCCTTATCAATCCTTGCACCCAATGCAGTATCAGCAGAAGTACGAGCAGTTGCTTCATCGTTTACAGCTTTAGTAAACTTGGTATCTAAAGCAGTATCTGCAGCTTTTCTATCAGCTACTTCTTGAGCAAGAGCGGCTTCTGATTTACCGTCCAAAGCTTCGATAGCATCTTTACGGTCCTGAACCTCTTGAGCAATAGCATTGGGTAATGTCTCATCCAGATTAACTTTATCTTGGGCGGTCATTACACCAGCTTTCTCTGTAGTAGCTGCTGGGATATAAGTAGTCTTATAATCTTCAGGCTCATGAGTATAAATACCCTCTTCTTTTTTAGAAGAGAAATTATGAGTTAAAGTAACATGACTGCTTTGTTGACCTACCTCAACTGGTTTATCACCAGATAAGATAATAATATTATCTGGTATAGAATCAAACAGCTTCTTATCTGCTGCAGTTTGTACACCAGCTTTCTCTGTAGTAGAGGCAGGCAATGTAATAGGATTCTGTTCTACTGTACCATCTTCAACTACGGTCTTAGTAGCAGCTATGCCAACAGTAGTTTCATTGGGAGTTACTGCACCAAGGGCAAAGTTAGCAGTAGAGATTCTATCCAATTCTACCTTATCTTTCGCAGTCATCGTACCAGCCTTAGTAGCCGATACCTGAGGCAAATCGAAAGTTTCGGTAGTATCAGCATTCAAACCGTTATCCTTAGTTACGGTTACTGTTACCTTATTAGCATCAGAAGCTGCAGAGAGATCAGTTAAAGAATTTGGGTCTAACCCATCTAACTTAACCTTGTCTGCTGCAGACATAACTCCAGCAAGAGTTTGAGTTACCGGAAGTAAATTCTTGGTAGCTTCTACTTCTTCACCATATTGGTTATTTGCCTTATCCTTGGTTGAAGTCTTTACTTTGAAAGAAAGCTGAGTATCTGTTCGGGTTACAGTACTAACATCGGTAACCATGGTGTCTGGCAAAGCATCGGAAGTACCTTCTTCAGCTTCCAATCTTTCTTCATGGTCATCGGTAATGTTAGTGAATTTATTATCTAAGGCAGTATCAGCATCGGTTCTGTCCTGAATTTCTTTATCGATACGTTTACCCAAAGCTGTATCGGCAGCAATACGGGCAGCTTCTTCTGCATCGATGTTATCCTGGAGAACTTTATCTGCGGCCTTTCTTTCCTCTCTCTCTGTATTAAGGTCAGAAGTATTCTGATCAATCTTTGCTTCCAACCGAATATCTTCAGCTTTACGAGCAGCAATTTCGTTATTTAACAGATCCGTAATGGCCGTATAATTACCATTGATATTATCCTGAATACCCTGGATTAATTCCAGGTTACGTTGGATATTAGCAGTATTCTGAGTTACCAGAGCATTAGTAGCATTCAGGGAAGTTAACAACTCTGTACGAGTTTCACTTACAAAAGTTCTCAGCTCATTTACCGTAGTAGTAAGAGTATTACTCAGGTTAGTGAATGATTGTTGTAAAGTATTATCTCCCTGTTCTCGTAAGTTCTTTTCGGCTTCAAGCTTATTCTCCAACTCTGTAAGCTTAGCAGTCATAGTTGCTGCAAAGTTGGGATCATCACCGAGAGCCTTAGCAATCTCTGCCAAAGTGTCCAATACTTCAGGGGCTGAACCAATAATCTTTTGGATTGCAGCCTCTACTTGTTCTGCATTCTGAAAGTCAGAATCGTTTAATAACTGAGAAACCTTAGTGATATAGTTTGCATGTTCTTCGATGCCATCCAACTTGGTATACAGCAAGTCAGTGAAATCATTTGAAGAAAGTACCTTGCCATCTACCTTATCTACCTTCTTATCGTCCATTGCCTGGTCTGCAGCAATTCTATCTGCTTTCTCCTGAGCAACAGCATTACTGATAAGAGTATCTTGATTAGCACGTTCTGTAGCTTCCTTATCGATATTATTCTGCAACTCAGTATCACCAGCTAAGCGGTCATTCTTTTCGGTAAGTATATTTTGGTTGATACCCGCCATATCATCTTTATGGTTCTGAAGGTTGGTATCAATCTTTGCCTCAAGAGAAGTCTCTTTGGCAATTGCTCGGTCTTTCTCTGCATTAATAGCAGTAGTATTAGCATTTACCTTTGCTTTTAATTCATTCATAGCATCGGTATTACCTGCCTCTAGAGAATCAATACGAACTCCCAAAGCATTATCACCGGCAATACGATTTTCCTTTTCTTGTTCAAGCTTAGTGTTAAGATTAGCCACCTCGGATTCCAAAGCCTGCTTAGTATTATCCAACTTAGCAGTGAACTCAGTACTCAAGGCTTTATCAGCTGCAGTACGGTCTGCTACTTCTTTATCAAGGTTTACTTGGAGAACCTGGTCAGCAGCAGTCCTTTCTACTCTTTCAGTGTTAAGGTCGATATTAAGGGTATCGATACGAGAACTCAAGGCACTATCTGCATTGGTACGGTCAACGATTTCCTCGTTAATCATATCCTTAACTTCCTTGTAGTTATCCCCTACAGTCTTAGTTAAATTTGTGATTGCCTCTGAATTTCTTTCGATATTATGTTGGTTAGTAGCGATTGCCGTAGTATTGGCATTTACCTGCTCGGTAAGCTCATTACGCAAGGTATTGATAGACTCTTGCATACTCAAAGCCAAGTCTGAGATACGCTGGTTAACATTAGCCAAACTTTGAGTATATGCTTCATCAGCAGTCTTTCTTTCGGCAATCTCTTTATCCAAGTTAGCCTGAATTGTGGCATCGGCATCTTTACGGTCTTGGATTTCCTTGTTAAGGTTATCTCTTACAACTCCAATAGCAGCATCACCAGTAGCAGACTTATTGTCTACATATTCTTTCAGTTTAGTTTCGAGAGCAGTGTCAGCATCCTTACGGGCTTGAACTTCAGCAGCTACCTCAGCACTGTTTGCCTCATCTCCTGCAATACGGTCTTCGATTTCTTGGTTAACCTGTTCTGTGATTGCAGCCAACTTCCTAGTGATAGTAGTTGCAAAGTTGGGGTCATTTCCAAGGGCATCGGCAATTTCCTTAAGAGTATCAAGTACCTCAGGTGCTGAACCAATAATCTTTTGGATAGCAGCATTTACTTCTTCTTCAGTTTGGAAACCGGCATCATTGATAAGCTGGGAGAGATGGGTAATATAGTTTGCCTTCTCTTCAATTCCATCAAGCTTAGCTTTGAGGATATCAGTAAAGTCATTCTTGGTCAAAGAGTAACCTTCACGTTTATCTACCTTCTTAGTATCAAGGTCTTTATCTCCTTTTTCTCTAGCAGCAGCCTCTACAGCAATAGCATTGAGCAATTGTTCTTTGTCTTCTACACCCTGCTCTTTTACATCGTCAATTTTGTGTTCAAGAATTAAATCCTGAGCAGCACGAGTGGTAGCCTCTGAATCTATATTGTTCTGTAATACCTGGTCTGCAGCAGTACGTGCTTGAGCTTCTTGGTCAATTTTACCTTGAAGAGCATTGTCTGCATTAGTACGGTCTGTTACCTCTTTAGAGATTTCATTATGAAGAGCTTGGTCCTCAGAATGACGGTCTACCTTCTCTTGGTCAATTTTACCTTGAAGAGCTAAAGTATCAGCCTGACGATTAGTGATTTCCTCGTTAATCTTAGAATCCAGTACAGTATCTGCATTTGTACGATTTGCAGTTTCTTCAGCAATCTTTGCCTCTAGTGCAGCCTTATCATTGATATGTAGAGTCTTAAGTTCATTTACACTTTCCTTAATCTCATTATCGGCAGCAATACGTTCATCTTTTTCCTTTTGGATAAGGTCCTTAAGTTCTTTCTCAAGTTCATCATTACCTTGATTTACCTTATCTTCAAGGTCTTTGATATCTTCAGCATTCTTATCTACCTTCTTCTCAACTCTGTCGATTTCGGCTTTTAAGTCTGCCTTAACAGTATCAATCTTCTTATTGATTTGGTCTAACCCATATTCGAGGTTATCCTGAACTGCTGCTACTGCAGCACCCAGAGCAGCTTCGGCTTCCTTAGCACGATTAACCTCTTCGGTTAAAGCAGTACGAAGGTCGGTTAATTTATTAGTGATAGTAGTTGCAAAGTTGGGGTCATTACCCAATGCCTCTGCCAACTCTTTAAGAGTATCAAGGGCATCATCAGCACCATCAACCAAATCACTAATCATCTGTTTAACTTCTTCCTCAGTTTGATATTTCAAATCATTCTCAAGCTGAGAAACTTTGGTGATGTAATTTGCATGTTCTTCGATGCCATCAAGTTTAGCCTTCAACTCATCGGTAAAATCATTTTTCGATAAGTCGTATCCTTCTTTCTTATCTACCTTATTCTTGATAGAAAGTACGAAGGCCCAGAACTCATTTATAGTTCCTCCAAAGCCAGCTTTAACAAAGTCATCATAGTAACCCTGTAATAACCGCTGGTCTATTTCTTCGCAGGTATAATACTTACTTACATACATATTTTATAAAATTTAAGGATTAATTACTGCACGTTGACGACCCAGTAAGAATTCAGAATCGATATCCCTGAATGGTTCTCCCTCTGAACCACAGAAGGCATTCATTGGTACATCCGGATTTTCGGGGTCTACATCTCCACCGTCCTCAATATCTCCCCGTATGCAAGCATAATCAGGAAGTCTATTTACACGGAACTTTATTACCTGGCCTATACCAGGATGAGGTATTATTTTATCCCAGATATCACCGAAGTAATCTTGAAAGCAGGTGACAAATTTGTTTCCGGTCATTGATTGAAATGCCGTTACATCATTGCCATTACCTTTCATTTCAATATGAACTCCAGATGTACCATTAAGGATAACCAGATTACTATCAAACCAGATTCCACTGGAAGTAGTAATTGGGGTCCACCTCAGTACTAACATCTTTGCCATATACTTAATTTTTAATCTACAAATTCGATTTTGGTATCTCGGTCTCTCTTTAGGATAATCATGAAAACTAAAGCCTCATCCTTTGCCTGAGCAGTCTGAGTATCTCCAGAAGGCTTATACGTTATACCATTAATTACAAACCTATCTTGTTCCCAATTAAAATCCCAATAACCATCCGGTGTAAGATAACCGATTTGTTCTATATAAGATTTAGAAATTAGTATTGATAAGTTTTCGTCATCCAATTCTCCTGAGACGGTTGCCCTGTTGATAGGCCAGTTTCTGAAATCATTGTAGTAACACAATGCTTCGATTTGGATGTTATAATATTTAGGTATACTGTCTTCGGCATGACTGAGAAGCTGATTAACATGTTTGGCCCAAGTTATGGTTTGTCTACCAGCATCCCAATCTAAGAAGTCAGTGATAATTTTCTTGTATCTATCCCAAGAGCGGTTCTTTACCATTCTCCAGGGTTCTTTTGTCATAACTTAGTTAAGATTGATTTCTTACCACCTTTTACTGGAGCACTTGGGTTGGGTCCATCTAATACTCCAGGTTGCCTTCTGTTAACTACTTTGGGAACTACGGTTCTGAATACTTCATCACAGAACGGTAAGTAGATTTCCAATCGTGAAGCTAACATACAAAGGTTCTTTCTTAATTCATCTATTAATCCACCCGGTTGCATTGCTTGAGAAAGTGTTTTCCATAGGGAACTTGTAGCATCTGCCAAGGTATCATAATATTGCACTTCAGTGGGCCCAGTAGTGATTTGTTTAATCCTATCACCTCGGGCAAGTTCGGGTTTAGAAGTACCATCACCAGTTTGTTCTTTGGTAGAGGTTAATTGACTTAAGTATTCGGAAGTACTCGTTAATAGATTAAGTATCTTCACATTGAGAAAATCCCAGGCAGCCAATTCCATTATTAATTGGTTTTCTAGTGCTTCATACCATAATTCATCCGTATACTTATCTGGTGCAATTGTATGGTTTACTAGAGGTCCAATGTAATATTGCCACTTAGTGATGTAAATAGATTTCTCTTCCCTGGTCATCCCATCGGATATTTCTGAAGGGATATAATGGTCGATTAAGTTATATATTGTATCGGCTAATGCCGTATGACCATAATCACAAACTACCAGAGTCTTATCTACGGTGATATCTAAACCATTAGAGTTGGTTACATGTAGGGTTACTGTATAGAAACCGGGAGTTTCATAAGAATAGGAAACATGTCTTCCACCATTGAAAACCTCTCCCTTATCATCGCCAAAGTCCCAGTCAAAAATGGATTTGGCCGGGACTTTGGATATGACTCTGAATGAAACTTCCAGACCTGACGTAACGTACAAAAAGTCCAGATTGTTATTCATATTAGTCTGTCTTATGTAATTTTCATATATTACCCTTTAGAAGAGGATTCGAATTCTTCCAGTAAAGCCTGAATAAGTGTTTCTACTGTATCATCTTTCTCGGCAACTATTTCATGAAGACCTGCTACCAGTTTCAGTTCTTCCAGGGAATAGCCCTTTGCAAGTTTTTCAAGAGTCATGCCTTTCTTGAACTGAGCATTCAGTCTCTTATCCAACTTTTCGATGTCGGCCTCTGAATACTTTTCGATTTCTGATTTATCAGCAATGATAATCAGATGGCCAGAGGCAATTGCCTTCTGAATCTTTGGTGCACGGAATTGACGACGAGAGAGTTCCTTGTCTTCTCCTCTACAAACGGTAATACCAGTTGATTGGTCATGAAAACTGTAAGCTCTTGGTCCCACAGTTACTGTATATTTATCTTTAGCCATATTTCCTAAGATTTAAAAATGATTAAAGAGAGGATAGGTCTTTTTAGTTACCTACCCTCTCAGGGAATTTATATAGATGAAACCGGACGTCCCTTATTATTCTAGGTTAACCATCAAATATGGGTCTACATTCATGAACTCGGGGAAGCCGAATTCTGAGAACTTCTTGTCAGCAGCCAGCAACAGAGTTGCATCCTGGTACATCTTAGAGAAGCCAGTAGTCAAGCTTGCATAGATTGCCTGAGTCTGGTTAGAAACGATTCTTTCAGATTCAAGCATCAACTGACGAGCAGTAAGCTTAATCAAGGCAGCAGATGTATCAATCAACAGCAACTGTTGGTCGGGTGTACCCGGGTGAATGTAGAAGTCAGCATTCTTGGGAACAGGAGACTTAACATTCAGGGTAGCTTCTGTAGTACCAGAGTGACGATCCTTGAATTCCGGCAAGTTCAGCATTTCGATTGCCTGGTCTTCACCACCAATCATAGTTTGGAAGTTACGTCCCATACGAGCAGCACGTACCCAAATATGCAGAAGGTCTTTGTAAGTGATACCATTAGTTGTTTCGTATACACCGATTACCGGGGCAGACTCAGAGCCATCAGGGTTGTTACCATTGATAGCAACGTCCATAGCCAGAGTATCCAGAGCATAACCCAACTGAACACCAAAATCACGAAGGTAGATTCCCAAGACATCGAGCGAAACATAGTTACGAACTTCATCAGTAAGTTTGAAACCTTTTCCGATTTTGAAGAGGCTAACTGATTTCTGTCCGAAGCTAACATCACCCAATGGGATAGTTTCTGCCTCATTAACCTTTGCAGGGGCAGCATCCGACATGTTAACCATCGGCATGATTGCTTGTAAACCATTGATTGGTTGGTCAGATGCAATGATATTTGGATAGAACGGAGCCTGGCGCATACCCAATGTGATAGCAGCACGAATGATTTCCGGAACAATCCAACGAATATTCTGTTGGGGCATTGTAAAGATGTTCTGCATCGTGTCCACTTTTGGATTGATGCCCATCTTTTCAAAAAGTTCATCTTCTGAAATACCCCATTTACCGGTAACCAATTCTCCAAAAGTTACCTCTACAGGCTTCTTGTCCTGTGAACCGGAACGAACAGCTTCCAAGCTTCTTACCATTTCCGGCAGCTCATTCATAAAATCCTGAGCCTTCAACTTTGTAATATCTATTTTATTTTCCATAACTTCTTTTCTCTTATTTGATGAGTACTTGAATTACCTCATTTGCCTCTTCTGCTGGATTAAGGGCAATGAACTGGGTTGAAGTTGCTTGGTTAGCTTTTACGAATCTATCGTTAAGCAATTCTCCATCGGGAGTTACATAGCCAGCTTCGATATTTCCGTTTGATACCCAGTTACAAATCATGTAACCTTCCATAGCTACTGTTACCTCTACCGGGAAATTTCTTTGAGGTTGATAAGCAGGGTTAACGTTATCCGTTACTGCTACACCCAAATAAACTTGAGTAGCTGTATCAGTGCAAGGGTAAATCAAACCTTCTTCATTCAAAGCCACTGGCATACCCTGTACGATTTTCTCTCCAGCTTTAACATTGAAAGCCTGGTGCAATTTGTGTGACTCACTTTTGTAAATCACCGCTCTCGGGGTTCTTTCCCCAAAGAGAGTAAGTTGCTGAGGGTCGTTTACGATTTTAGTTTTTTCCATAACGCGGATTATTTATATTAGTTATTTGATTTTGTTTCGATACAAGTTATCGATTACATTCTTAGTACTCGGAGATTCTGAATTCCGTTGGGTATCAGTACCCTGGGTTCCAGTTTTACCCTCGGTATCATCCTCAGCAATTGAGGAAGCACGGTTGACGTCCTTAGAACCACATTTTGAGCAAGTGAGAGGGAACTTCTCTTCCAAGCGAGCTTGGTAATCCTTGGTCAAGGAAATAAGAGTAGTAATACCAGTAGTCTCGGCATTGAGCATCGTAACGATTGTCTCATCTACCTTATCACCCATCAACTTCTTGTAGGTTTCTACGGCATTTTCACGTAGAGAAGCAATGTGATTCTTTCCTACGGTTGCCATTTCCTTCAAGTTAGCTACTTCGGCATTCAAGTTGGTAATCTGTTCCGTAAGAGAAGTTTTCTCTGTAGTAAGATTATCTACCGAAGTTTGCAATTCGTTTCTGGATGATACCAAAGTCTGAATGCAGGCAATTACATTTTCCTGATTCATCTCTTTACCTTCTTCCAGGGTAAGCATGTTATCCCCAAAAAGGCTTTCAAGAAATTTTTGTAATTCGTTCATGTTATCTTTATTTGAATGATTATCATTGGCATCATTATCATTAAAAGAACCCTGAGTATCGTTCTTTTCTTGATATGATGTTAAATCTGATTTATAATCAGTAAAGAAGTATTGCTTCGATTTATCATCTCTGTATTCTTCATAAGATGCCCAAGTTCTTTTGGCAAAGGTTGGGTTAATGATTTTACCATCCGAACCAATTTTCTGGGCAAATGAATCAGCACCATGTGAAACTAGTGAGGTCTCAAGGTAACGAACAATTTCAGTAACAATTCTACGTACCATAACTCCCTTAGAGTCATAAGTACCCAGTTTCTGATAAAATTCGTTATCTTCCATTTGGGGATGGGATTTATCCCACTTAAATTGTACAGTAACTGAATTACTATGAATTGAAGGAGGTTCCATAAGGATGCCTCTAGCAATTCTTGGGTTTGCCTTACCATCGATTTTCAGAATACCGTTGATACCAGCGGGTATAGTAAAGCTACCGTCTTTATAGGATTCCTGCCACATTACTTGTGATACAGCACCAATAGCATTACCGATGTTGGTTTCATGGTCACAGTTTACTGTTTGACCAAGCAACATCTTCATAGAAGCCTTTAGTACTCCATTCTGACCAAAGTCTGTCGGGTTCCAATTCTTAGATACAATCGTTTCTGAAAGTAATCTGAACATTGGTTCGATAAACTCTTCGTCCTTAGGAGTTAGTTCCGATTTGTCTAGGTTGGGATAGTAAGTATTATAATCTATATCCCCTCCCCAAAACCCAAATTGAGCAATGGAATCCGGTGTAGGATTTTTCCATTTGTAATAATTCTCTGAGAAAGTCTGGGCTCCCACTGCTTCTGGGATATACCCAGCCATAATGGTATGGCCTTGACCTATCACCATAGAATCAAGATGCTCTTTGTTTTTCTTTGTGAATTTACTCATCTTGCTTTAGTATTTTGGTCTCCTCGAGAAGGAGCCGGGTTTGTCTTATCTCTTGACCTACGAGCAGATTGGTTTTTATCATCCTGCCTTTGTTTCTTCTTGGTACCCTCTTGTGGGTCTGTATTACCACCCTTAGCAAATTGGTCCTCAAGTGAAACTCTTGGTTCCTTTTCATCTGGTGAATCATAACCCATTGCCCAAGCATATTGCTCTTGGCTAATGATACCTGCCTTATACAATAAGTCAAGGTTCTGTATCTTATACTGAAGACCTTGTTGGATTTTAACTTCATCAGAAACTGTAGAAGTTCCCCAATCAATCTTCATCCCCTTATTATTAAAGCCTGCCAGACGCAGTTCTAGAGAATAAAGTCGGTCTAATACATAAGCTACAAGCATTTGGATATTTTTTAACTGGCTAATCATCTTAGACAGCATTATACCAGTTGCACCTTCACCAGTAGTAGATGATACCCCAATGATAGAGCCATTAACTCCCAACCCATTTGCTACAGATTGTTGGTTCATATTCCAAGGCTTCTCGATATTACCGAGTTCCTTAGTAGTAGAATTGAGTTTGAATTCATGGTCATCTATGTAACCAGCAACTACTCCATCCTTCATACCCTCTTTAACATTACGTTTAAGGATATTAAGTTCATGGTATAATCGAGATTCATAAGCTTTGATACTCTCGTTGGGTCTTTGTGGAGATTTCTGCATTTTAGCTTCTAAGAAACCAACCATACCACAAATCTCCATGATATGTTTGAAGTTAATCTTCATATCATTTTGTCCTTTGAGAGAATCCAATGCAGGCATAAATGGAGGAACTCCATAAGGTTCATCGGTATCATTGAACATACCAACATAGAAGTAGGTTTCTGGGTTAAGCTTAATGTAATCTTGTTGCTTAACAAAGAAATTTATATTCTTTTGGTAAGGAGCATACACCCCATTTAATTCACGTTTAAACTTGATGTGTTCTGGCTTAAGGAATAATACAGTAGCCAAACCATCAAGCTTATCATTTGGTACTCCTTCTACGGATATTGCCCCACTTACAAGAAGTTGAACAATCATTTTATTAACTAAACCATCTATACCAGCAGTATATCTGGTCCATCCCTTGGTGGCTTTCTTAAGATGTTCTCTCATCTTTGAAGCCTCTTCATCGGTATTATTAGGGAAAGTTACTGTATGACTGGTGTTAGCTAACTTAAACATATCTTGCAATGCAATGCCCATATCAGGATTTACCTTATATAAATCCCGAATTAAAGGTATCACATCAACACGAAAAGAGGGTTCAACTAATTTAGTCAACCCTTGTAATGATGTAATTAAGTTATCGCTATCATCGTCAACTGAAACCCTACCAGGCGAAATCGATGTGGCAGGCTTCTCCTCTTTATTAGAGGATGTACCATTCTTGGGAGGGTCCTTCTTACGTCCCCAACCCCAACTAAAATTGAAGTACTTTTTCATCTTGGTTGTACGATTACGTTAGTTTTTCCTTTCCTTATGTGATTACATATTGCTTTTCCAAAGATATCATCATCGGCATATACATCTCCTTCAAGGTCTACATCTACAGCTGAATTGTTAGCCCTATGTTTACCCATTGCAACAGGTCTACCTAAACCATCATAAATGAAGGTATAAGCTTCTTGTACAAAGAATGGGTCCTTAATGATTACGTTATCTAATCGAATATCTTCTTCCAAGTTTTCTATTATCACTGAACGATTCTTTTGGGTGGTTAACCAACCAGGGGATTTATCCATTTCAGGTCTACTTTTACCTTTTTTCTTTAGCATCTTCTGGTAGTAGTAAAGGTTAGGGTAGCCTTCGTCTTGAAGCTTAGAAGTTACTGATAAACCAACGTCATTGGATTCTGGAGCTATTACTGCCCAGTTAAACAACTTCCCAGTATCACCAAGTAACTTAGCATAAGCTCCCACTGCCATTCTTCCCTTATATACTACTTGTTCTTCTCCTTGCTTATCCATACAAGTAAATGAAGAGTAGTCAGAAGCTCTACCAGTTGAAACGTCTGCACCAATAAAGTATTCTTTATCTGATTCGGGTTCACAGAATTGTCGGTATTGACCATTAAATCTCTTCTTAATAACTGGGTAATCACTAAGGCAGTCTTCGATAGCCTTAATATCAGCTAAGTCGAAGACTGTATTACCAGATGATAAGAAGTCACCATCTATTTCTTGTGCAGTTCGTTTTGCTCCCAGAGCAGAGGACATTTGGTTATACCAGTTAATATCTCGTTCTGGGTGCATTTGCCAGTATAATCGAATTGGGTTAAAAGGATTACCTCCTGCAATGGCATCTACCCAAGTTGAGTGATAGAAATTACCAACTCCATAGGGAGTGGAATTGACGATGGCAGCTCCACCAGTGGAAAGAGTAGGAAATGCAGCAGCCCAAATTTGAGCAGCCCATCTTACTACTGCTGCCTCGTCAATTACCAGAAGAGAAAGGGATTCCGAACGACCGGCTTCGGATGATGTCGGAATTGATTCAATAAATGACCCATTATCAAATTCTATCATGGAAGCAGAACCGTATTCTCCAGCTCTACCATTGATTATGGGAGTTTGAAGGTACCATGGAAGATTCTTGTACATGAACTTAATCTTCTTAAGTACCTTCTTAGCAGTTGTGTCTTTGATAGAGATAATGTTTATCTTTTTGTTGGGATGGTACATCGCCAACCAAAGACAGTACATTGAAATAAGTTCTGTAATTCCTGCCTGACGAAACTTAAGGATGATATTGAATCGTTGGGCAATGAAATTGTAGAGAACGGATTTCTGAAAGGGATATAAATCGAATCTTACCTTTCCTCTTACTGGATGTATCACATAGCAAAAAAGGCTAAAAAAGAAAACATCACTAGAAACTCGGGATAGGTTTGATAGCTCCTCCCGAGTTAATGTAGTTCTAGTTTCTGAGATAGTCTTTGCCATTACTTAAAAGTTATACGTTATTTGAAATTCGATGTCAGTACCTATACCAGATTTTATCTTTGGGTAGTAAAAGATATTGACTCCGAATTTGTAATTAAATCTCTTAGTCTTGATTGAAAGACCAGCTCCCATATCGAAGAGATTATTGAAAGGTCTATATTTGCCATAAATGTATGGACTAAGTGATAACCTTGCAACTTTCTTTCGAGTTAATTGACCCTCATACCAGTTGTAGTTGTACTTATCTAAGTCGATTGGGAATAATCTAGTTGAATAAGTGTTAGTCTCCTTATTGAACAGACTTAAGTTCAACTTATCTTTCTTCAAAACAATTTGAACCAGGGAATCTTGGTTACTGATAACTGGCTGCCTTAGCATGGAATCAGGAAAGAGAGTTGGCTGCTTATTATCATGAACTAAGATTTTACCTGGTTCAATTTTTTCAGAGTACTTCTTCTCTGGTTTGAAGGGTTTCTCTGTGTATACTGTATCTGGGATTTCATTGACCGCTTGTTCCAGGGAATCAACCTCTCGAGAGAGTTTGTAATTCCTGAAGCAAAGGTAAATAGTAAATCCTAGAAGTACAATAAACAAGGCCTTCTTAAATGTCTTCATGTTCAAAAATTTTAGGAAGTTCGCACGCTTTAATGATACTATCTATTCGGTAATCGCTTAGCGATTACCTTTATCGAACGAAGTGAGATAATATCCAAATATACTACTTACGATATGATATATGAATAGCTATATATATACGCAGATAAATATATAGATATATATACGTAGTATATTATATATCTATATATTTCAAGGTACCCCAGAAACTTATATATAAGACTTTATATATAAAGCTGAAACTCATGGTTTCTTGGTATTTACCTTTTTGAGGCAATCCTTGAACCATAATCCTACCTCATAAACCGATCCCTTGGCAATTGTGTACCTTGCCTTGTTAAGCCAATAATGGTAATCCTTAAAATCACCCTCGAAGGTATCTCCATTCTTGTGAAGGTAAATTTTAAATTTCTTTGGGAATCCCATAATTGCCTTGAAATCCTCAATCCCCAAAGGATACCCATCAGGTCTGAATTGCCTATCTGCAGGTCTAAGAGTTAAGGGAGGTTTATCATACTCTAATCTGTATACTCCCGGGAGAGTACTCATCTTTGCCGTTTTGATAGGCCATTTCTTTTCATCTTTGAAATCTCTAACCCAAAGTCGATGTATCTTTGCAACAGTGAGATTTTTCTTCTCAGGAAGCTTTCGATAATCATACATTGCCAGAGTCTTACTCATAAATGGGATTTGGTTAGTATTATTTTCCTGAGAGAATGTGAGTGGTTTAAGTAGATTTCTAGTAGTTGTTGGATTTTTTACTTGAAATACTTCATTAAAAGCATCCAAGTATTTCTTACCGGTCTTTTTATGTACTCCAATGATAACTAAACGCTTCCTGGATACTTGAGAATTCCCATAATCAGAAACGGACTTTTCGTGAAAAATAAGTTTATAGTCCTTAAAGGTTTCCTCAAAAAAATCCTTGGGAAGCAAGGATAGCAGTCTTGGTAGATTTTCTATAAGAAATATCTTAGGTTTATACTTGAGTATTGATGCAATTACTAGATTAAGACTACGGTTATCTTTTGGATTGCCTAATTCTTTTACTTTAGATAACCTCATTACTGAGGCTGCTCCACAATCGGGGCTTGATATAATTATGTCTACTTTCTCATCGAATTCTTGTAAACAAAAGCCCTTATAGAACGGTATATCCCCAAAATTTAATTTCCATTGTTCTTCGCCTGGAGTGTGGAATACTCCCCTTATCTCTATGTTCCCTAACAAATTCTTCTTAAAAGGGAACAGGAGTGCACCCTGTCCAGCGCACACTCCCAATACCCTTAGTTTTTTCATTTCTTGTAGCTTCTCAATTTAATGTACTTAATCCAAGCAAATGGCTTACGGTCTTCCAGATAGCTCAGATTCTTATCATTATTGTGGGCTTCTTCTTCGAAACTTACATCATGATACCTTTCATTCTGTTTATCCCATTTGGCAAAACACAGAATGAGAAGATATTCGATAATATACCAAAGGTAGAAGAGACCAAAACAGAGAACTACTACCCACCAGAAGGATATATCGAATAATACCCAGAGTATGATACCAAGTATCAAACCGACTATACTACACTCAATCTGTTGTACCTGGTGGATACGCTCATGATTGATATCATCAGGTTTACAATCTTCTACTTTGTGTTTGAAGAATGAATTATACACCAGAGTAATGGCTTTGTAACTGGGGAAAAGGAATACTTTTGCTACCCAGCTGTTAAAATGACATCTTTTCATAACTTATCTTTGAAATTTTCGTAAGCATTTCTTAACTTTTGATCATAGGCATTCTGGGCATACCCAGGACCATTATACTTTCTGGCAAAGCCAGCCCAGTCTTTTGCTTTGAGATTACCCAAACAACCAGAGTTTTTCATGAAATAATACATGAGTTCTAGTTGATTTGCATGAGATTCAGTCATCTTATGAACGAATTCAAAGACATCTTTACATTCACAAAGATTGTGATTAAACCCACAAATTTGGAACATTCCCCAACTGGCAGACTTCAATGCACATTCCTCATCAATTTCTTTGGCTAATTCGAGTCTCTTATACTCGTGTACACCTCCCAAATACTTCGATTTATCCCATTTAGGGAAGAAAATCGTAGAATATCTCTTACAAAGGTAAGCTAAATCTCTGTCAGGGAATTTCTTATGTACTTCTTTGTACATAATGTGACCCTCAAAGAGAATTTGAGGCCTACCGTCAGCTAAAAACCCGTCTCTACCGGCAGCTTCCACCAATTGGACAGCTTTCAATAGGGCAGGTTCTAAACCTAAGCGAATAGCAAGGTCTTTAATCATTTCATTTGTTAGTTTATCCATAACTTATCAGTTTTAATGGTTCAATTTTAGTAACAAAAGTATTGCTTATAACCCATTTTTAGGATGTTTCGAGGTTCTATTATCATATATAACTTATAAAATAATGCAATATGGGCAAGAAAAATGAATGCCAGATATGTGGCAAACCAATTAATTTAGAGGAATTCGATGAAACTAGAGAGATTCCCCAACTTATGGCAAGAAAACAAGTTTGTTTTAAATGTGCTTTTTGGTTTAATCGATTAGCTTATGATAAAGAACTTGAAAAAGAGAAGAAAATTGCCGTAATTACTCCCGATTATTCCCATTGGATAACTAGAATACCGGGAAGTATTCTAATGGTTCCTTCTGCTTTTGGAGGGATTTACCAAACTAAACTCCAACCAGTCAACACTCTTGGAGTTATTGATGAAGACCAAGAGAAACTTTTCATCATCCGTTATAATAACATCACTCATCAAGGCACTATACCAGAACATCTAAGAGATGCTTTTAAAGTAAACGGAATATATTTATCTCCACAGGAATACAAAATGCTAGAGGATTACCGGGGTAATGCCTATGAATTTATTAAAAATAAAATAGATAATGCAATAAACAAAGAATAATTTCGTATATTTGCATAAAGAAAATTTCTAAATAAAATAGATATGAAAAAAGAAAAGAAAGAAATCAAAAAGCTCAAAGAAGGTGATGAAGTTATCTTCGTATTATCAGGAAGACCCATCATTGAGAAAGTTACAGTGGAATCTATTGATAAAAAAGGTGGATTCGCAATGCTCAGTAACCGAGTAAAAGTTGCAAGAACCTTGGGTCCTGATGATACATACCCAAGATTGGATGGGCAAAAGGGAGAAGTTCGTCCGCTTACCGAAGAAAATGAAAGAGTATTCCTTGCATATAAGGCCTATTTCTCAATTAAGAGAAACATAGAATTACTTGATAAGGAGATGAGAAGTATGAAAGATACAGATGCTTTCGATATGATGATTGAATTTGATAAGAAGCTTACCAAGATTATTAACAAATACTTCAAAGAACAATGATGACTACGGTATTAGCGATAATTTACTTGGTATGTTTGCCATTCACGGTATTTTTTGTAAGGGCTTGCTTGGATTATTTACCCTATACTCACAAAATACACTCTCTTATTCTATTCATATCGGTATGGATAGTATTACCTCTATTCCCGATTTACTTATTAATCAAATACCTAAAATATAGATTACTATGAGATACTTTTTTGACAGAGATGGTAATTATGCTGGGTCATCAATGCAAGGGTGGGAGATTCTTCTCCTACTCTTGTTCCCAGTTGCTCTAATAATCTTCCTCGTATTCTTACCTTTCTATGTATTTCATAAATACAGTTCTAGAGAAGAGGATAAAAAATACGAGGAAGAACATCCAGAAATACTAAAAGTAGATTCTTATATTACCTGCTGGTATCCATGGCATAGATATTCTGTTGCATATACACTGGCTCTTATATTCTGGGTAATTGCTTTTATAATTGGGATATTATCTTAATACAGGTATTAAGTTGGAGCTACCCAATAAAAATTCAAATCTAATGGATATTTTTTAGTGGGGTTAAACCTACTGGAGAGTATAGGAGTATCACTGCTAGCAGAGGGAGTTGAAACTTTTGTAAGAGTATAGGAACCCAATCCAGTTGTTTTTGTTGTAAAGTATGAATTACTTGGTAAATTGTAGCTAGGATTAAAAGCATTACCATTCTTATCAAGGCAGGACCAAGACAACATTTCGAAATTTCCCGGGTACAGGTTAGCAATATAGACATTAATAGCATATCTATTTTGATTTACTATCCAATTCTTATTTCTGTTACCATCAGCCATAGATCCACCTTCGCCACTAATATTGGTAGTAACCTTAAAAAAAGCACTTGTGTCTACTCCATTGATGGTTATAGGATTAAAACGTATTTCCCAGTATTCTTTTTCTTCGGGAGTAGTAAGGTGTAAATTTATTTTATTACCAGATTCATTTTGTGTAAGTATACAAAGCCCAGAAGTACCGTCATTTTGTGCAGTAATCTGAATCTCATTGTTACTCTTGTCTTCCTCCAGAATATAATCCGAGGTATTATTGATGCTAGCAGAATAACCAACTCCAATAACTCCAGACATTTTACCATTTACATATTTAGTTTTCTGGGATTGGACAGTCCATCTCTCAGAGTTACCCCTATTGATGGTAACAGATACATCTTGGGAGGATCTCTCCACTGCTTTAAAGTTTATTGTTTCCATATTCTTTTAAGTTTGGTTTATAGAAAGAACTTTGATATTGTAATCTACCAGAGGGATAATAGGGGTGCTATGATATTATATAATAACTTAAATTCAAGTATAGGATTAAGGTTAAAAACCCTAAGAAAGATACCCATTTAAGGGATATGCAATCCCTTAACATATTAGTAGTTTGGTTTTATAATATTCTTATATGGATTAGTATTATGAGCAATATAGATGAAAAAGCAAAGAATAACTTCACCATAGAGATGAGGATATTCGAAAATTATGAGAAAGTGAAGTATGAGATAATCAAGGTAATTGATTTCCTAAGACATGCAGAAACTAACATAGGGATGTGTAGGATATTCGATAATCAGAATCATGAATTCTGGCATAGTGTAATTAAACCCTGGTTCCAACCTGAAAGGTTTGGTATTACCCATCTCTGGTTTTCTTCAGGATTTAGTCACATAGGTTATGGAGAATATCATATCATAAGAAGTAATAGATGGTTGAAGACTCCCATAGATAGAATTAATAGAGAGGATTATATATTTGGGTATTGGTTTCCTACCTATAAGAAGTATATCCCATATAGAATTAGGATTTTGAAATTGGCTTTAAGGGATTTGGAAAGGATTAAGGAAGAGTATGGTAAAGATTGATAGATTAAGGGATGATGCCAATAGGAGGATTCTTAAATGTCGGGAGGGTAAGAATATTTGGTATCGGTTGTGGATTAATCCCGAGGATATGATGAGAATAGAACCCTTATTGGAGGGAGGGTATAGAATTTGGATGGAAGAACTTGAGATGTATTATCTTTTCTTCTATGAGATAAGGAATGGTAGAAGGCTTCTTGGGAAGAATAGGGTTAAGAAGATATTAGATACCCTTTTATAGGATGAGAGCCAGGAATGTTTTATTCTCTGGCTTCTTTGTGTGTTATGTGAGTATGTGTGTGGTGTGGGATATCTGGGTATGCCTCTAATACGAGGTGTCAAAATTTCCTGGTACTAAAAATGTGTATTTGCCTTCAAGGTACCCCTTATAGCGAAAGCCCAAAATCGTGGGGTACTAAAAACGGGGTACGGTTACGTTAAATTTAACATTTGAAAATAAAAAGTAAGGGACAAACATTTTTATTTATCCCTTTGCTTTCTTTAGTCTTTAAATGTTTCGTTATCGTCTTTCAAAATTTCTTTTAAGTCTCTATAACATTGAATTGCTAAATAAATTACACCAACAAATAAAAATATATTTAATAACATAGAATTTAATTTTTAAGTGAGTAGGGAAATATTTCCCTACTCTGATTTGTTTTTACTTCAAAGAATTTTTCACTATTTCAAGCCCTTTTATTAGAATTGCTTTCTTTTCTTCTTTTGTATTCTCTGATGCAATAGAATTAAATGAAAAATCATTCAGCGTATAAACTTGTTTATAAAAATCTATAAAGCCCTCAATTAGTTTTTTATCTGCATTGTTTGCAATCGTGGAAAGAAAATTGAAAGTTACATTTCTGAACTTTTTACGTAATGATTTGATTTGCTTTTCGTTTGCACCCTCAAAAAGTTCTTTTTTGTAAATTTCTGTTTTTGTCCCTAAAGATGTTTTGAAAAGTCCAGCGTTTTTTTCTTTTACGCTTTTTAATACGTCTAAAGCAATTAAACTATTTGCTTTTGCGTTTGCACTTGCTTTTTCTACATTCACGTTATTAATTTGCTTTTTCATAATTAAATTGCTTGAAAGTTTTATTATTTATTATTTTTATTACCTTTTCAAATAGACTTTCAAGACTTTTTAAACTATTCTAATAAGGTAGTATTTATTTCATTTCTGTATTGCAAATATAAGAACTATTTTTTAATCTACAAAATTTTTAGAAAATTATTTTCTTAAAAAGTTTTAAATAAAATCTTTCAAATATCTTTTTGTTTTTCTCACATTGCAAAAATACGAATAATATTTTAATCTACAAATAATTTCAAGAAAAATTTTTGAGAAAATGAATCTTTTTATTTTCAAAATTATTTTCGTGAAAAATTCATAAAATGAAAAATATTGTGCACCCTAAAAAGGACTTAATTTTGGGGCAATTGGAGGTTCACAAGGGAAATCTTCGCACGCCTTGTAGTGGGCATATATGATATGTATATGAAATAATCCTATATGGCTTATGCCTGTCCTCTTGAGAGTGTATTATATACCTGTATATTGAAGGCCATTAATGGACTAAGGTGATAAAGAATTAAGGCCGATTAGCTATATCACTATTATTGCCCTCTAATAACCTATTGGGTCCTAATTCAATAAGGCCATATAGGGACTATGGCAAGCTTATAAAGATTAGGATAGCCTATAAGGGCTTACTAAGTTAGCGTAAGTAAAAACCCAGAACCTAAGTTAGGCCTGGGCAATATTCTTAACCTATTATACTATCTGAGTCTAGGATTATTATATGTTCTGATTCATATAGGGGTTCTTGGTTTGTGGGTTTATTCGTTTGGCAATGGGATATAATACCGGTATAGATATCGTATAAGAAAATATGTAGGCCTTGGGTTAGGTCTAGTTTATTTATTTCTTCTTGTTCTCTTAGAGTCCAGGTGTCAATGGCATCATCCTTGAGAATCTTGGCTAGGTATTCGAAATTGGTTTCCATTGTGATATATGTATTATAGGGTTAGTATTCGCAATATTCTCGTTCAAGGAATATATTGAGATCCTTGAAAAGTTTGATACCTGGTATAGGACCATCATTTCTGTCCCAAATCTCGAATTCGATAAATTGGGTCTCATAGCCTTCTATATCTGAAATAGAAAGGAGATAGTTCTGGCTTGGGTCAAATTCTTCAAGGAAAACTTCGATAGTAGCCTTAATCCTAATAGAGTGAGTATTAGTAATGCCTTGTACGATTTGTGTTAATCGGTTTGATAATTCTTCTGTGTTCATAGGTAATGGGTTTTTAATTATTAATACTTTATTTATCTGATGCAAATATAGATATTATATTTTAAATATGCAATAAACCCTAATTGCCTTCGTAGGTTATTAAGGGCCTTGAATTATATTTGCCTAAATCTCCGAGGCCATGAATGGAGATTGCCATTTACCTTCCCTACCTATAACCTATATTATATAATACCTAATGGCTCTCGGTAATCTAGGTACCCCTAAATCACAAAATTGTCCTAGAGTTCTGCAAATATCCATAATATAAATACTAAGCCAATAAATTACATACTTACTAGGAATATTACCTAAATATGCCCCTTGAAGGCCTTAAATCCTATAAACCGTTTAGCCCTAAAACCTAATATCCTATTTACCTAATCCCCAACCCAATACTTATTATATAATACATAATATAATAACTTGGTGAAGGCAATCAAGGTAAATTGTGATGGCCATTAATCGACGATGTACTAAAGCTATACTACCTACATACATAGAAGCTACATAACATACCCGTATTATATAATCCCCTACCTTCGAATTACATTGATGCAATACTATATATAATACATATCAAGGGTACTCAAGGCAATCGGATTTAGAGGCCATTAATGGTCGGATTTTATTGCCTTTTTAGGCCTTTTTAGGTTTGCCTTTAAAGTGTGGAAGGCTATGTGGTATGATGGCTAGATAGCTCTTAATGTATAGTGGCTTTGTATAGTAGAGGGGTTATCACTTGCCTTGTTTGCCTAAATCCCCAAAACCCCCGGCGAGGTACCTTGATATGTATTATATGATTAGTATATATAAGGGGGATGGTTATATGTTATGTATGTAGGTGTATTATATTATGTACCTTAGTTAGGATGGTAGCTTAGTTAGGCTCTATATGATTTTCTTTTTATTTTTGTGTTGGGTAATAGGGGAGTATTGGGTTATAGGTGGGTTAGTATAATCCTATATGTGTAGGATACTAAGATTAGTGATGAGGTGTATAGGATTAGTATTAGGGTTTGTGATATTATATACCTTAATTTGTTTGTTGGGTGGGCGTTCTTGTAGGCTTGGTATATTTTCTCATTGCGTATGAGGGTTAGGATGGTGCCTACGGATAGGATTATTCGGATTATGTGATAGATAATATTCATTTCTTTTTGTTTTTTAGTTTCTGTTGGGTACGGAGTAACTTATTATACTGGGCTTGGGGATCACTTAGGTATAGAGTGTAATCATTTTTGTTACTGCCCGGATTAGGGAAATGTTCTGTCCAAGTATCTTGGTGAGGTATGTATATTAGGTCTTTCTTTTTCATGGTAGTGATATTATATCGATTATGGTTATATCTCTTAGTGGGATTTGTAATATTTCTCTTATTTGTAATCTGATGTGTTCGGAGTGGAGGTGGTTGTTGTTTATCTCTTGGTTGGGGTACCTTAGGTATGGGTTTAGTTCCTCGGTTCTGTATGGAATTACCATTTCCTCTGTGAATCCCTCTGTGTATTCTTTAGTGTGTCCTGGTACCTCGAAAGATACCAGGAATTTCCCTTTTGTTAGCATGGTTTTATTTCATTGGTTAGGATTCTTATATCGGTATACTGATTCATGTATTCCCTTTCTGAGGATATGTCAAGGCATTTGCATGCTATGTAGTGGCCGTACATTGATATACCTGTTTGATAGCCTTGGTCTTCGTTTAGGAAGTTAGCTAATGGTATCTTGTCTACTGAGCATATCTTCTGATGACCTGGTAAGGTTTCTGAATCCGTATATCCTACAAAGTTATAAGTATCAGTGTTATCGGTCAGGATAGCAAATATCTCGATTAGCCAGTTAAAGTCCTCTAGAGGTACTCTGTCTAACCATTCCCATCCGATTGGATATTGGTTTACTGTTATTGTTGGTTTCATGATGTTAATTGAGTTGAGGGTTAAACATTTGTTTTGGTTGGCCTAATAGGCAGCAATGAGGATAACCTGCTTCATCGAGGATTCCCAGTATAAGATATCGATTGGTATCTCTGGGAATTTCGAAATAGAAAGCTGGTTTCATGTCGCCATCTATGAATGTAAAAACTATCTGAGTGTTTTCTAGTAACCCATTTAGTTGTACATGAGAAAGGTAGTTATAAATAGCTTCCCTTTGATTTCTTGGGTTTTTATCCCATGAGATGAGCATATCGTCATACCAATTTGGATTATCGCATAGCTTTTTAAGTTGTTGTTGAATATACGGTGTCATGATTTGAAGTAATAATATAAGTCCTCGATTAGTTTATCCTGTTCTTCCCATATAGTATCTGATACTACGTATTCTGATACGAAATAGTTATAGAAAGGCCCAAATAGTATTTTTAATACTATGTCCTTGAGTTCGATATTGAGTTGTTCCTCTTCTTCGGTAGAACTGGGTTTGATTGCCTGAAGTTCTGCCTTATAGGATGCCGTTACGGCATCCTTTAGGGTTTGAATATATTCTGGGTTAGTTTCCTTAAGAATACTTAATTGTGATTTGAGTTCTTTACTTATCATGGGGCTTAGCGATTATGGATATGAATCCCTGTGGATATTGAGTATAGAATAATTGGTAGTTCCCTGTGGGCAAGAAGACTTGCATTATATTTGCAAGTAAGGGATAGATTTTCCATTGGTTTTCCTTTAGAAACTTGTTCCAGTCTTCAGATTCTTCTGGATAATTCCCAGATAGTTGGATATGGTACTGTTCCTGGTCAGCAATAAATAGGTTAGTTACTACCTGTATTTCATCTGATTCCTTTTTGTATTGGGTGATTGGATACCAGATGCCTTCGGTTTTCCATTTATTAAGTTGGAACAGAGACATGCCCTGTTCCAGTACGTTGAGCAATTTATATAAGTTTACCATAGTGATTATTTATTTAGTTGGTTAAATAATTCTGATACTGCAAGTTGTTGGAAGATTTCTGTTTCCCTGTGGTCTGATTCCCATTTTTCGATAGCATTGTAGATATTGGTATATTGGGATATCATGTCCTCATCTTGTTCATCGTCTTGGATAAATTCCCGGAGATGTTTTTTGAGTCCGGTTATGATATAATCCTGATGTTCAGGGATTAATTGAAGAACTCCGAATAGGATAGCCTCTACCTGTGAGGGTGAATCATCATAATATTGGTCATCAGCACCCTTTGTTAAGTCCATGTGAGAAATAATGTTTTCCCTGAGATTTTCGAAGAGAACTTCCTCTGAAGCATATGTGATGATATATCCTGAGATATAAGCAGCAAAAGGTTCATCCTCTAAGTCGATTGAATAAACCTGGATATTGGTAGCTTCCTTGTTAATGAGAAGACCATCGGAGTAATCATAAGTATAAATGGGGTGGGAAGCAAGCAGTTCCCGGATGGCCTCTAAATTTTTTAATTCTTTCATAACGTGTCTATATTAAAATTATTTGAGAAATATTTCTCATTGCAAATATACAAAATTATTTCTAAACTTGTTTTTATAACTACTTTTATTTTTATAAATAGGGAGGTTCTGGGAGGTGTTTTGAGTGCCTCCCAGAGGGTTTTGTTAATATTGCCCTGTCATAGTAATGATAATGAAAAGGGATTCATCATTGAAATGTACCTGGATAGTATCTCCATATGAGTTTGACATGTAATGATGATTAGGGTTAAGTTCTTTTAATGGGTGATGTTCATCCCAATGAGAATTAATGAATTCTATCACGTATTGTTCAAAAGCATCGGATTCTCTGCAGTAGGTTTCTACCTTTTCGTCATCGTTTATGGGATACTCCCGGAATTGGAGATTGAGAGTTCCCATGTATGATTCATCCGGATTTGAGATTTCGTTAACTGATTGAGCAGTGTAACCAAAAGCATCAAGAGTTCCATCAAAGTAACCCATAATGTGATTTGAGATTTCGTTAATAGTTGTCATAAGAAATAAGTTTTGTGACCCCGTTCAAGGTCGGTTAATAATTATATTTATTTTTCTCTTATGCAAATATAGAAATAATATTTTAAATATGCAATAATTAAGGGAGCCCAGATGTTAGTGTTTCTGAACTCCCTGAGGTATATTAACTGATTGGGGGATTAGTATAATTCATCGGCCAGTATTGGTTCCTTGGGCTTATTTAATTTCTCCTTAGAACGTCTGGTAGCCCAATTTTCGTAGGGTTTGTAACTGAATGTACGAGTTGTCTCATCGTATGCAGCATATACCATTTGTTTACGGGATATTCTCCTCCCGTAAGTTTTCTTAAGATTAGCAAACCAATCTAGATACTCCTGTAAAGAGTTAAAGATTTCTTTGTGCCCGTCTAAATCATTTTTAGGACGGGTTTTCCATGTTGCTTCTATATAGCATTGGTGTAAAGTGATTGAAATAAAGTATCGGCACCAGCTACCACCAAAGATAGTGCCCGTGGAGAATTCTATCTCCCGAGCAACTAATGGACTAACGTTATACTTTGTCATGCGATTGAGAAATTAAGTTGGAAAATCCAGTTGTTTCTATCGAGTTGATTGAATGATATGAACCTCCCATCGTTATCGGTAAATTCATTCATGAATTGAACTGCAGCAGATGCTAATTGCCCCTTATAGGGATTAGTATCGGCAGTTATGATTGATTCGAAAATGAAAGAATAATAGGTAGTATCATAGATTTGTACCTGATTAATATCCAAGCAATTGAGTTTGTAATCATCCTCTAGTTTGATTAAGAGTCCCATTAGGAAATTAAGAAGACTACCCTGTTCATCAGAGTCAAGTTCAAATGTAGATTTCTTTTCTAAGAAATTGCGAACTACCTTAGTTAGTTCGTCTGCTTGATTGTAAGTTACTGAGTTCGTTTTCATATTTTTGTCTATTTTAAAATTGATATGCAAATATAAGCATTTTTATTTTTATAGAAAAATATATCTAATTTATTTTTAGGGAGGCTGAGGATGTGTACACGCTATGAAAGGCAGTGGATTAGACTGCCTTTCAATTATTAAGGTAATTGGGGAGTTAGCAAATATAGAGCCTCTCTTATAATTGAACTCTCCATAGGTTCTAAAGAGGGTTCCTTGTTCATTAGTCCACCTTTCTTCTTTTCGTTTTCAAATACTTCATGTATGGCTTGCTTTATTTTAGTAGCTAATACCTCTGATAACTCCTGAGATTTAAGAGAGATAAGTAACCCTTTTCGTATTTTCTCAACATCTTGGTTATTCTCAGTAATGGGTTTTGCTTCTACTAATTCTTGTATACCCGAGGAATATTCATCTAACCGTTCATATCCCAAATGTTGTAGGTCATTAATGAAGATACTGAATTCATCGTAAGTAAGTCTAGTATCAAAACCTACTCCATGATATAGTTGTACTAAAGGAGTAAGGATTCTTCTTAGTGTATTGAAATCCTTTAGATGGTCTAATTCTATCTCTGACCTAATTGGTACTTTATATACCTTTTCACCCTTCAGTACCACTAGCAGAACCATTAGTCTTGGTGGTAGTCTTTTCTCGTTCATAAGCAAGTTTTTGTATTATAAGTTGTACATAGGTATTCCTTTCCTTATAGATGAACATTACCGAGAGAAGTATCTCATGTTTCGGTAATATCATCTGTATGAAATTGCCTGGAGCAATCACTGTAGCTACTACTGGAGAATCTTCCTGAGAGAAATTCTCCAGTATCATTTCTGCCCTCTTAATTGGTTCTGGCTTTGTTGGGTCCAAAGTTAGGACTGGAGCAGTTATACATTCCTTGATGCCCTGTGTTAAGGCATTATATAACCATTCATCTTTTATATCCTCTACTTGGAGGTTTTTCATTGTAATCATATCCTAAACCTATTTAAAGTCCATACACCCAGGATATTAGAGAATACCCATAGTTCCCAGTTTTTATAAAAGTTATAGGGTTTACTGAACTGGGATGTTTGAAATATTATCTGGCTTGGTGTTCTAGATAACATTTCTGCATGGCAAGTTAATACTCCAGAGGATAATTGAACTTTAAAAGCTTTAATTACATCCTCATCATTTTTAGTCTCTACTGAGGTAAGTAATTTAATAAATTCTACCTCTACACCTTCCGACATTTTAACCTTTCGGAAAGCAAATTTCTCTTTATTCTCCATTTTGTTGATATTTAGATAAGAACTCTTGAGCTAGTTCATCTTGAGTTCTTTCGATTATGTTCTTTACGATTGTTTTATTTTCTACTCTAGCCCACATACATAGCATGCCCAATTGAGCATCCATATAGCAATCTATAAGAGAGGGATCCTTTCTAAATACTTCCCATTGTTTTACGAAATTGGTTCGAACCAAATCCCTATAACCCTGGTCTGATATACCCTCTTGGTCTATATAAGCAGATACCCTTTTTCTTACTTCTAAAAGGATTTTCTCTAAGCTTTCCGGTAATCTGAAATTTTCTGGTAAGTTATGATATACCAGAGCATTTGGTATCAATTCCTCAAAAGTGAACTGATTATCGAATAGTTTCTTTGGGTATCTACCTGAAAATATCAAGGGTATCTTATACCTTAGCAATGATGGTACTATGTCGTATATAGCATAATGTTTCCGATATTCCTGATATACATCGAAATATAGATTCTCATCGAATATACCAGATTTCCTCATTATTGCCTGTAAAGTATTATAAGCAGCATTGATATGAGTATTACTCAATTTGAATACTAAGTTGCCATTTTTAAGGGCAATGAGTTCACTACAGCATCTCTTTCGTCTAAATAAGTTCATGTGATTAAAATGTAAAGTCAATGTATATTTTCCTTGTTCCCTTGAGAAATTTTTCGTGATTTGAGTCATCATACTTATGGCAAGCATAAGTCTTAGATGATTTATCATAATGGTCTCTTACCCATACTGGAGCAGTATCAGTTGGTTTTAATTTAAAGTATGTACCCTGATTAACCTTGTTAACCCGAGTCTCTTTGTAAGATGTCTTTGGTAGTTCCATATTTTTGTCTATTTTAAAATTGATATGCAAATATAATTCTTTCTTTTTAAATATGCAATATCCGGATATAACTATGGGAGCTTACTATTTCGGAGGAATTGAGATGCAAATGAGCCATCCTCTTTTTCTTCTTTCTCAAAGTCTTCATATTGATATAACTCTGGGTCTTCTTCGTCTGGGTCTATACGCATTTTGATTTCTCTACGTAGTTCATGATGTTCTTTAGAGAATGAAGACATAGCTCCCTTATAATCATCAGTAATTTGCATTAGCTCTGCTTTATTAAGGTTAAGACCCTCTTTACTGGTATCTACTCCTTCTTGTTTAGTAGCAACTACTTCGGGTAATGACTTAATGTCATACCTGTCTTCCAATAGTTTAGCCTCTTCTGGTTTATCCAATACCCTTTGTGATTCAAATACGATTTGACGGGCCTCTTCAACAGTAATTGCATTTTGCTGTGTTACGTTGTTCTGTTGATTGAATTGAGCAAATATATTCGTAGTACTTCCTCCAGTGAGATTACGTACGATAGACTGCAATGATGTAGAGGATTCAAGCTTTAATTTAAGGGCCTTTCCCAGCTCGGCAGATATAAACGGTACGTATTTCCCTCCCTGAGATTCTCTTAGGATATTAACCTGATGGGCTATTTCCATACGGTCTTCCAAAGCCCATGCTAGTTGTTCTCCCATTAATGCTTGTAGTAAATCTTCTGCCTTTTCTTTATCCCATATTCTAGAGCTTAATAGCCTATCTCTCATAAATACCCGTATGTAATTGATATCTATACCCATACGGTATGAGAATGTATTGATATCATAAGTGATACCACATAATACTCCATTACCCATCAGCCATTGATTAATAATGTAGTTGTGTATCTTTATCAGAAGTTCATCATTTGGGTTCTTCTGATATTCTAATGCCATTGCAGTAGTCCCCATAGGTCTTGGGAATCTTACCATTTTATTTTCCTTTTCTGACATACAAATGAGATTTTCTGATATCGGAACTTTCATCATAACCCATATACTCTAAATCGAACCTTACATACAAATTCAAAGATAGGTTATAGAAATATCCCTTATATTTTTTCTTACTTACTGATAAATTAAAAGCTTCACCAGAGATTAGGTCCCTGGTGAATACTAAATTACCTTTCCCAGTGATGGGGATATTAAGGCAAAGCTTATAATCCCCTACCTTAAATTTATTCCCATGCAGGTCTGTGATTTCCCTTGCCATAGTTTGCCTTTTTATGGTTCGTAGGTTTTTTGTCTTGTTTACTACGGTTATTGGTTATCCCCTTTTGCTCTTCGATTAATTTCTGAACCTTTGGGAATAACCTTTGCCTTAAAGGAACTACCTGAGTAGCGAAAAAGGCATTCCATAATTTCTGAGTTAATGGTTCTCCTATTTTAAGTTCTGAGATTGCCCAGAATTTAGTTTCGAAATTCTTAACTATTTCCCTAAATCGGTAGTAGTATATATTGCCAGTCTTTTTATCTATCCCAATTGTGGTAGTTTGGCAATAATCTAGAAATTCTTTACCTAATTCGGATATAAACTCTTCCCTTTTAAAGTCATAATTCTCTTGGTCGAGTTTAAATAATTTTACGTAATCGATTGCTTCCATATAGATTTAGTTTGTGATTATTAAACGAGGTATACTTTCATCTGTAATCTGAAATAAGTACCCTCTTACATCATCCTCATAATAAGAGGACCAATATGTTCTTCTAACTCTGAAATTATCAAGGATTGCCCCTTTGGGTACCCCAGTAATAAATAAGCAATGCTTAGGCATCATTGGAGTAATCTCAAATTTCCCATCCTTGAAATTACCATAGGTACCGTAGTCGGGCATATTACCCGTAAATCCAGTATTCTGTAATATGTCTTGAACCAGAGTAGTTTGGGGTATTTCCTTTTGGTTACATTCTATGGTTAACTTCGATTTGCCTATATATAGGTCTTTAACTATTTCTCTAAACATTTGTATACGATTATATGGGTAATACCATTTTTCTTGAAGTAAAGGTTATTCTGTGAACATTCCTCTAACTTCTTTAATTCTCTTCGAGATTCAGTACAAATTCTATCAGATTTCCTTAATATATCTGATACATTATCCCAGATGGGTGCCATTGGTTCTACTGGCCCTGCATAGATAACCTTATGTTTAGTTTCTATTTGGGGATATTTAGATTTATACTGATATTTGCCTTTGCAGTAAAGTACGTTATACTTTTCTGGTTCGTTTCTTTTTTCGTTTTCCATTTTTGTTAGGATTAATGTAATCGGATATTTCATCAAGTTGCCCTAAAAGCAATGCCTGAATGAAAAGGTTTATAGGCCTGAAAAAGAAATTCCTTACGTTATTGGTATTTATATACCAATCGTAAACGATAAAGAACTTCTTAATCTTGGAGTGCTTAAGTGAATGTTGGATTAGATAGGACTTACAACATCGTTTATGTAATTCTACCAATTCTTTGTCCTGCTTAAGCATCTCTTTATCAGAGAAGATAGTGTAATCCATTTTGTATGAATTGAGATGCCCAGGTAATTATCCCGGGCACCTGGTTAATAAAGGTTTATGCAACTTGTTCTGGTTTGAGGACCTTCTTTTTAAAGTCCTCATAGGATTTAGCCGCAGCCTTGAATTCCTTAGAGTTTGTATCTTTGATACGAGCCATTGCAAGTTCCAATCGATGGAGTTCGTTTCGAGTTTGTTGTCTCCATTTCTTCCGAGCAAGAGTATCAACTACATCGGCAGGGTATACGTATTTAACTTCCCGATTAGAAATTACCTGTTCGATGATGGATGGTTTTTGTTGTTCCTTAACTTCCTTGACAACCTGTTCCTTTTTGGAAGTTTTGGTTTTAGGAGAGAGTTCTACCAATTTGGCATTGGCAAAATTAGTGGCAGCTTCTTGAGCATCTTGTACCAATTCCTTTTTAGTCTTTTTGGCCTTAGGAGCAGAAGCCTTAGCAGTCTTAGAATTTTTAATTCCTTCAAGTTGTTCGGCAACCTTAGTTGCAACCAGGTTAGTAACCTTTGATTCATTCTTTTTCATAACGTCTATATTTAAAATGTTAGTAAAATGATTAATTTCTTTTTCTGATACAAATATAAGAACTTTATTTTAAATAGAAAAATTTTATTTGAATTATTTTCTATTTGCTCGGGTTAATCGGCTAGGAAGTCGAAGATTTCTGGAGGATAGTTAATTTCATCCTCTGGGTCATTTATGTAATCTTCGTAATCCTCGTTATATTTATCGTAAATGTTATCTTGTGATGTATTGGGTACCCTTGTACATCTTTCAGGATATTTCTTTACGAAGTCATAGGCTTCTTGAGTAGTCATTACCTTGTCTGAGGTAAATTCGTAGGTTACATAAGAATAAGTTTCACCCAATCTAGAAACTTCATATTGCTGGTATCCAGATTTCTCAATCTTATAGATTTGATTTTCTGGAATAGTTTCTATTTCTACCCTATACTTATACCATTGTTTCTTTTGCTCCCTTTCTTTTGGTTTAATACCCATGCTATCTTGAAGAGAGATTAACTTGGTTATTGGACTTTCAAAACGAGAAGGAGCAGTGCTCACTTCTACTGGATGAGTTCTATTCTCACCAATAAAGTAAATCACTGCCCCCAGGGTTACCAGGCCCAATATGAATTTAGTTTCTGAGTTCATAACCTGTAGTTTCGAATTTATTTTTAATGTTCTTTGCAAGATATTTACCTTTTGATTCTGCTTGATGTAAACCGTTGCAGATTTCATAAGGTACATCATCATAGCGATAAACTCGATTACCTTTAAAAGCAACCCAAAGTTGTTTTTTCTTTGAGTCATAACCAAAGCCCTCAATGTTAGAGGATTCGCAAGGAATCATTTCGACTCCAGTGTTCATTTCTACTGATTCTAAGTATTCGTTCTTTTCCATGTCTATATTAAAATTTTAAAAGTGTTAGTTCTGGGTGGAATTTGAGATTTGCCCTTTGGAAGATTGCCCAGGTACCAAGTACTCCCTGAGAATTAGTATGTACCCATTCATCTTCCATTCTGAATAATATGTGAGAGCATACCAGCATTTGGTATTCACTTAGCATATTTATCAGTTGAGGAGTATTCTCGATTTCCACGTATAATTCAATGTGCTCATCTAGTGCTCGAATTATTTCGTCATCCTCAATCTGAAGGAGTTTTTTGATTAAGTCTTGGGCAATATCATTTCCATTTTTAACGTCCTCTTTGATTGAGTTGAGTGATTCAATCTGAATACCAGCAATGAGCTTTACGATGTCTTTTGTTTCCTTGTCCATAATTAAATTTTCTTTATGCAAATATACTAAAATTATTTTATATAAAATACTCTTTTAATAAATACGGAGGTAAGTGTTAGCGGTTCTTGATTTCCTCTATCTTTTCCTTGATTGAGTCGGGGAAGATAGCATCATCTACCCATCGCATAAAGAATTTAGAAGGCTTCTTTTCTGGGTTGAGAAGTAATTGTCTTTGCTCTGTAGAGAACTTAATACGTTCATCTTCCCTCATATACTTGGGAAGTTTAGTGAATTCTGCCTGAGAGAAGGAGATTACGTTTTTACCAACTTGGGCCCTTAATGGTTTCTTCCTTTCCTTATAGAGATAAGGGATAATCTTTTTCGATGGTCCCCCAAGTATGCTAAAACCAAAGATTACCATTGGGTCAAATTTATCTGCTTTTGGGTCCTTAGCCCGTTTGATACATCTTGCCATCCAAGAGAATGAATTGGGATATTGCTTATTGTCTGTTGCTTCTCCCACATCTTTTTTATTAAACTCAAATCCAGGAAAGTGAAATAGAAAATCTTCAGTAAGGATAAATACAAATCCCAATCCCCTAAGATATTTAATAATATCTTGTTGGCTTTTACCTTCTTCAATCATTTTTTCTACATCTGCAAGAATGTCCTCCCTTGGTGATTCCAATTCCTTAGTTGTAGACCCTGCAGGTCTTCCTCTGCCCACATTAGGTGCCTTAGCAGGCAATGTACCAGATAACCTATCTAAGTATTCTTTGAAGTTATCAATATCTTGTTTATTAGTAAGAGTTACTTCTACTCTTATGGGACCGTTATGCTGTACTTTTGGACCTGAATTCATCTCGGTATAGGCATCTACCAACCTATCGGATAAGGGAGTACCATTCTCTGATAGTGTAGTGATTCTAAGTTTTGGTTTATATACTTCTTGTTCCATTTTCGACTTAATTAGAAAATAAAAGGCCTGAACAATTTTTATATTGCCAGGCCTTCTACCATTATTAACGAATACTCAAAAATATGATAAGTAAAAGTAAAAAGTGCTCTTATTAATCTTCTTCTTTAGCGGCCTTCTTTTTCTTCTTGTCTTTGGCCTTCTTATCCTTCTTATCGGAAGCCGGTTTTTCTTTTACCTTTTCTTCCTTCTTTTTCTTAGTTTCCTTTTCCTCCTTGGGAGCCTTACCTGAAGCAAGTTTTCTTTGCTCCATACGATATTTTTTCTTCTCAGCCGAAGTCATTTCTCTGCCATCGATGAGAGGATAATCGTATTTGGTAGCTGTTCTACCACCATTTCCTTTCTTTTCCTTTTTCTCTTTGGCAGCCTTCTTCTCATCTTTTTCCTTCTTCTCTTTTTCCTTGAGTTTTACCAATTTCTTGTTGTTCTCTTGGTCAGCTTCAGGATAGGCAGCAGCAACTTTGTCTCTTTCCTTATTGAGCTTGTTTACAAGTTCGGTAACCTTTTTACCATGTTTCTTGTCTTTGGTCCAATCCTTAGTAGGGTCCAACTTGTTCTCTTTAAGGTAAGCATCCAAAGCTTTCTTAGCCTTTGTGAGTTCCGGAGTCTTGGATTCCGATTTACTCTTCTTTTCTGTTTTCTTAGCCATTTTCATTTATATTAGGTGAATAATTGAATTTCCTATTTACATAATACCATAGTTATACCTTCCTAATTTGGGTTGGGATTTCTTTAATTTCTAGGATTTCTAAACTGCATTGTTTTAAAACTGCCTCGAGTTGAAGTATATCTTCTACCTCTTTCTGAGATAAGTCCGTAAAAGTTTGTTCAAAAGTTTCTTTCTGTTCCCCCCTTATAAAATTAAATTGGGCAACAATATAAGTCCCATGAAGTTTTTTATTCAGGGCTCCTTTAAGAGATATGAGTTTTCTTTTCAGATAATTACTCTTCAACCTATGGGATTGGTATTCGCCTTTCTTACCCTTACTAAGAGCTACCTTTTTAAGGTACGAAACATAATCTAATTCTCTGAGAGTTTGATTAATGTTTCCCACTAATAATCTTAAGTCTTTTTCCATTTGGGTCTTTGCATTACTTGGTTAGATACTTCCTGAGTTTCTTCTGATAGCATTTCTCTTGCCTCATTTATTATATTGATGGCAAGTTCCCTTTCATCTGGTCCCAGGTTTAATTCTTTATCTTCTAGTACATCAGTATAAGTATTTATTAGATTATCTAATGCAAGTATTCGAATATTCTTTCGAATGGATAATTTTTCTTGGTCCATAAAGCATCCCTTTTAAAGATTAAAAGCCCACTACCTTCACAGGCAATGAGCTTTTGGCTGAACAACGTCCTAAGTGTGGGGTTGTTACTCTATGAAATTTAAACTATTGCAGACGATATGTAATCGCTATTTTAGGATGTGCCTAGATTAATCTTCTGATTCTTCCTCTTCTTCTTCCTTAGCCTTTTTGTTTTTCGGAGAACAAATAACGCCATGTCCTTTCTTAGACTTAACGGTAAGAGTTCCCGGAACGAATGAAACTGAAGTTGATACCGGTTTGCCATCCGTAACCAATACAGAAGTAACCACTACACCCTGATAGCCTTCCTTGTTCTTAACGGCATAACCAAAGTTCATTACCTTGGATTTGTCGTTAATGGCAATAACATCGATTTGCTTGCTGTTAGGACGTTGTTCAGCCGGCCGATTCTTGAGTGCCTCTTGACGAGCTTTACGTTTAGCTTCTTTTTCGGGGTCTTTTTCTTTATCCCCTTTCTTCTTGGAGTCTGATTTCTTTGTTGCCATAATTTTTAATGTTTTATGAGTTAATGGTTATTATAAGTAAACTTCTACGTTTATTAATAGTTGATAGTAAAGGTAGGGAAATTTCCCTACCTTCTTTTAAATCTTGAATACAGTTACCAGATTACTTTTTCCCTTTCTTGCCTTTACCTTTGGTTTCTTTCTTTGCCGGCAATTTGAGACCGAGTTCTTTGGCAATTGCTTTACGGAGTTTTTCGACGTCGTCTTCATCGTAATCGTCTGGGTCAGTTTCAAGGTCTTTGTCGTCGCAGACATCCTCAAGTTCTTCGAAGTCCATTTCGGCAAGTTCTTCACCGGTCAGTTCTTCCTCTTCTTCTTCCTCTTCTTCTTCCTCTTCGGAATCATCATCATCATCATCATCATCATCCGATTCCTCTTCTTCTTCCTCTTCTTCTTCCTCTTCGGAATCATCATCATCGTCTGATTCTTCCTCTTCTTCTTCCTCGTCATCGGATTCAGAACCAAAAAGGTCTTCGGCTTCTTCGGCAGAAAGCATGATAGGAGCAGGGATAATCTTTACTGAGCCGTCTTCGTACTTAATGATGATTGCACCATTGATTTCTGTTCTGGAAACTTCTTTCAGTTCCACTTCTTTTTTCTTCTTAGCCATTTTCGTAATGTTTAAGTTGGTTAATAATTTATTTATATCACTCTGTTATAAGTTTCTTTACCAGTATGGATTTCTGAGTATACCCAGATTTTAATAATTCCTCCTGAGCAATATTGAATTGTTTTATCTCATCTAGAGTTGTCTTTAATTCTAATTGAGATTCAATTGTTATTGCCTGAGAGGCAAGTTCCTTGTCACCTTGATAAGTGACTATCTTAAACTTCTTACCTGCAAATGGGTTTGCTGGTTGATGTGCTGTGATTTTAAAACCTTCGTTATTATTCATTGCTATATTTAATTTTAGTTATCCCAGGAATACCCACCTTCCCAAATACTTCGGTATAGGATTTGTATTTCCCTTTTATCATTGTTTTATAGTTATCGGATAATCGAATTGGGTAGACCCATATTTTATTTTCTATCATCCTATTTGTCATTATATAAGCATAAGACCTTCTAAGTTTAATACTCTCTAATGAAACAAACCCTTGAAATAATAAAGACTTCTTAATAAACCTTTCTTTAGGCAAATACCCTAAAAATTTAAGTGATGCCTCATCGAATATTTCAAGCATATCCCTTTGTGCTTTGATAAATAGTACCTTTTGTATTGGGATGTTCATCTTCTTTCTTAAATATAAAGCCAATGAACTTACCAATGGAGGATACTGCAGGAATAACAGATTGAATTTATTTTTCTCCTCTTGACTCAGCCTGTTGTAAATCCTGTAGGATAGCAAGATTGATTTGTAATCTCTTTTGCCTTGTATACTTGGGAGATATGCCTTGCCGTTGTCCATAGAGTTTGATTGAGTACCTTTCATTGAATTCCTTTTTTCCTTTAGACTTAAAGACTCGGTGCATTTGTACCATAAACCTTCTTCGTCGGTGTTTATCTATGTGATATTCATCGGGCATTATGAACTTCCTTGCTTTTACGAATTTACCCTTAAACCAGAATTTAGTACTACCCTTTTTAAGAAGTTTACCATTCATATCGGATAATTCTCTAATGCCTTGTTTTATAAGTTTCCTCCCAGATATTATATGGATATATTGAAGAACATCTACACCATAAAGATAAACTAAGGTAACCTTTACTTGGTGTCTAGTAAAGTATGGTATACCGGTTAGATGTTTCCTATATAATTTCTTTTCAGTAACAATCTTATTGGTGGTATCTGGTCTCCAAGTCCATATATAATACCTATCTGGTCGTATGGGTCCGTTGTTACTTTCCTTTAGTTTTACCATTTATATTCCTCTTTGCCATTCTATACCAAAGATTGATAGATTTCTCATTTGCTTCGGGGAATTTCTTTTTCATTCTCCGAATAACTCTATCAAGTTCAAAACCTTTTGCAGTTAATTCGAATACATAAGATTTCTTTGTACCCTTGATAAGATTAAATTCATCCCTCTCTCTTGGTGGTTTCTTTTCTCGAGGTTTCTTTATCCCAGGAACTCGTTTGGTTCTTCTTTGCCCATTTTCCCCTTCTTCTCCGAGAAACCCAAGCCTTAATCTGGAATTTCTTAATGGGTCATCTTTCGAATACCCAATATTTTCTAATTGCTTATCCATCCAATCGTCATATTTATCAATTAACGATTTATCTGGCTTTTCTTCTGATACATTGATATAATGTAATAAGTCAAATACCCCAGCAGAACAAGCATCAGGGAAAGGCATCCCTAATATGATAGCCTTTCTCTTTAAATCCTTATAAGTCATGTTTCTCCCAGAAGCACCAAGGAAATTTGATTTCTCCTTGGATGGGGCTTTCATGTCTTTTCTACTCTTTTTTGCCATATCATCAATATTTTTAAATATTCATTTATTTTCTTTGCAAATATAAGAATAAATAATTTAATCTTATCTTATTTCTCTATTTATTTTTATAAAAATCCGAGGTTTTTGCTCGGTTCGCAGCAGTGGATTTAGGTTTTTTAGGCTTTCTCTTGATATGTGTGTTATAAGCCATATCCAATTTCTTAATATTGAATTCTATGTTGTTCACTTGATTATAGTTTACTGCTCTTTCCACACAGCAACGGTACTCTGGCCAGAATTTTTGTCCAAGCTTAACAGATTCGGTTTTAATCATGAACTTAGATACCATAAAACCAAAAGTATCAGCATCATCTTTAGTTTTGAATACATACATGTAAAATCTACTAAATTCATCTACTACTTCATCCAAAGGTCTTACTGGTAACAATAGATAACCATCAGTATATAGGTCCTCAGATATTAAAGCTACCCAATACTTTTTCTTTCCTGGTTTTACTTTATACCTAAACCTTTCCTTGAGTTTAGTGTGCATCCAATCCGGTACTCTATTAAGAAGATACTTGATATATATCTTATCCTTCTTATTCGACCGCCTTTTAAATGCAGATGGCTGTTGTAGCATCCTTGGAAGTATTCTAAAGTTATTCCACCTATCAAATTCAAGAATTAATCTTAGAGTGTCTATGTCCCATTCATCATCAGACTCCTTTAACCTCTTCATGTTTCTCTCTATATTTTTAGAGTTTACCTTTGGGAGTAATTGAGCTGAGTCTCCTGTGAATAAGCTTGCTTCTTTTCTTTTTAATCGTTTCTCTAAACATCCCTCCATATAATCTTGGAAATTCCTCTCACAGGGGCAATCTGGTCGAAAAATAGAAGTGTGTTTCTCAAAAAAATCCGAGAATAGCCTAAAGAATTTCTCTGACCGTTCCCGGATTTCAAGATACTTGTAATGAGATAACTTTAAAATTTCACCAGCTTCCCATGAAGATTTACTTTCTGATAGTTGAAGGAATAATGATTGTTGTTCTTTATCAATTAAACAACTCCAGGCTTTTTGTTGAGCTTCGTTCATAATATTAAATTCTCCTATATCTCATTATACTATCAATTGCTTCATTGGTTATCTGATTAGGGTCATATTCCCCAGAATTAGCATAAAGCTTATCTGGGTCATGATTTAAATATACACTATAGATAACGTTGTCAAAAGGTAACCATACTTCCATTCTTCCCATTTCAGGGTATATAAGAACTTTTACTCTTTTACAAAGATGGTCAACCTCTAATACTGTAGCATCTACTCCCTCATAAGGATAACCCCGTAATACTAAGTAATCTCCAGGCTTTACATTGACTAAATCATCTACTGAAAACTTCTTATTCTCTCTAGCAATACGTTTAAATCGCCTTACTTCTTTTCTACTACAAGTAGCCACTAAAGAGAAATCATCAAAGTCTTCTGCATTGTCAATCCTTACCTTTTTCTTTCTTGGGTGCATTGTCTCGGTATTACGTAACCAAGTTCTGATACCAGATATATTCCTACGTAACTTATTAAGAAAGGGCCTTGAGAATGCTAATTTAGTGGGCATTCTCATAAAACCATAATTGAATAATACTGGTACTTCTTCGAATACCATCTTACCCTTTGTGGTTTTTCTTAATACGTTTACCATAGGAATAATTGCCTTGATTTGGTCATACCCCTTTTCTTTGAGTTCTTTATTGATTTTATCACAGTACTTCCTTTCAAGGTAAAATATACAATATGAGTATGGGGTATGCTTCTTCATAGGTTACCGGTTTTTAAGAATTAACTTAGCTTGTTTATGTACTAACTTATAGTTTACATTCTTCAATATATCACTAGCCATGAATACATAAAGAATCTCATCTATCTTTGGTACATCAATTACCATAATATTGGCTTTATCGAATATTGGTTTATAGAATACAGAAGATAAATCCTTTCCAACTACAAAGAAAAATTCTTCTGATGGCATTGAATTATATCTCATACAGAGTATGGGAACTTTATTTGCTCTTTTTGCATCCTTAGAAGCTTGTTCCCAGAATTTCAATATATCGCATCCCTTATTACCTAAGAGTAGATGTTCAAACTTAATCTCTTTATAATTCTTGCATTCGATAGATATCTTACATCTATGAGCATGCCTTTCATCAGTACAGGTTAAATCGGAAGTGGAGTCCTTGTTTGAATGCCAAGCTCCACTCCCTGCTCTATTCCTTTCAAATTTGTACCCGGTCCATTTCGTAAAAAACCCGGCAATTTTTCTTTCGAATCGATTTCCTTTATTCTTAGAGTTCATAATATAATGGTGTATTGTATTTTATATACCATTATAGCCTCAACTCCCAAAGAATTTCTTAATTACAAGCTCTAGTTTCTCTGAGGGTATATCAAAAGAAACCTTCTGATAGTCTTTTCTCTTTACTAAAGTAATTCGAGACTTACTGATATTTCTGATTATACTTTTATTTCTAGTACTTCTCCCATCTCTTGACATTTGTTCCATATTCTCTTTATGAGTTCCCCAATATAAATTCTTATAATAATCATGGGTTGAATTATTATCTATATGGCAAACTTCAGGTTTATTCTCAGGATTGGGAATCCAAGCCATAGCTACTAATCTATACCTATATACTTTGACTCTAATATTCTTGGAATCGTATAGCCAACAATAATACCTATTGAACCTATGGTTCAAGTAACATTTTATAACTTTCCCATCTGATAATCTGATTATCTTACCTCTTTTAGAAACCCTATAATTTGGGTAATCAGTTAAATTACTCTTTTTCATAATTTAAAGTAATTGGTACTTACTCAGGCCTTGGGTCTTTTCCACTTGCAGGATTTTGGTATTACCAAGAGGAAGTGAATCTAAGTGGGTTATCAAGAATAGAGTTTTCTCTTTGAATATGTGACGTATTAGTGAGGTAACTACTTCTACATTATCTGAACTTAAAGATTCAAATACCTCATCGAGAAATGCTAAGTTAATACCCTTAGAAGCCGTAAGAGCTTCATTCATTGCAAATGCCATTGCAACATTACATAATTGTTTTTCTCCACCGCTAAGTTCATCATAATCAATTATTTGCCCATCCCTTTCAATAAGAGTAACAAATTCTTTTCTAGCAGTGCCCAAATCAATATTAAATTCAATCCTAAATCCCAATACCTCTGAATACTTATCAAGGCATTTATTTAAGAACTCAAGGGATGAATCAAATAGATAAGCCTTAATCCCATTATTACCCAATGGGTCATTAATTAACCAGTTATAATTCTCTAACTCTAACTCTTTATTGTGAAAGTCTTCATCAACCTTCCGTAAATTCTTACTAATCTCCTTAAGTTTTTGTTTATACTTTGGAGACATGACCTTAAGCTTTTCTTGCTTGAGCTTAGCCAGGTCTTCGTCAATAGAAGCAATATCAGAAGCAATATCATCACAGTCTGATTTTAATTTCTTATACCTATCATTTACACTACTAAGTTCTTCCAACCTTTCTAATGCCTCCTGATACTCCTTATCGTATTTATCAAGGTCAGAGAACGCTTTATATATTGATTTGGCATCACGTAATGCACGTTTGTAGTGACCTTCTTCTAACTGTATTACTAATTCTTTAATTACTTTCTTAAGAGGTACATTTGATAAATTCTTGGCATCTTTTATCTTACCCCTCAAATCAAGGATTAGTTCATTTTGTTTTTTAATCTTTATCTGAAGCGAAGCATCTACTTCATCCTTGATTTGTTTTTGTTTTTCAATTAGTAGCTTAGTTAGCTTTTCTCTATCTTGCTTTAACTCTCTTCTTTCTTCTTTGATTTTTTGCTTGAAGGATTTTTCTCTATCTCTCATATCGAAGTAAGCTTCCTTGTTAGCCTCTAATTCTTTCTTAAGCATTTGAGACTCATGCTCTACCTCGTTTATTTGAGATATCAAGTTATTTTTATCTTGTAATGCAATGCCTTTAGCAAGGTTTAAGAACTCTAAATCAAATACTTCTTCGAATATCTTTTTCTTATCCGAATTAGATTCTTGTATAAGTCTCTTTATACCCTGACCAAACATGATTGAGTTCATAAACAGAGTATATGATAAACCTATCTCTCTGTTTATAAAATCCTGTATCTTCCCCTTCCCTTTTATATCGACTATATCTCCATCTTTCATGAAGATAAGTCTGTCTTTGCCTTTAGCACCATCCTCAAGTACTTCATCATACTTTTGACATCTAACTATCTTATATGTATGAGAATCTTTCTGAAAATATACTTGTACCTTAGTACCCTTGTAATCTTTAGGCCTTACTTGCTTCCAAGTATTTACCTCAGAAACACCCTTTAGGTTTTTCCCATATATTGCCCATACCAAGGCAGAGAGAATAGTTGATTTCCCTTTCCCATTTGGGGCCTTGATAAGTATGGTACAAGTGGGGTTTAATTGTAGATGTAAGGATTCTATTGAACAAAATCCTTCTGCCTCTAAGTTTAAGAACGTTAACATGACTCAGCCTTTTTAAGTGTTTCAATTAATAGATTAGTTTTAACCTCATCTTTAATACCTTTCTCTCTTAGGTATCTCTTTGCTAGAGACTTCTTAGAAAGTTGCTTAGTAATCTTATGTTTGTTATTAACTGGAGTACTAGCTTTTTGAGGGATTACCGTATAATAATTGCCATCATCATTAATATCCTCTTCCCTTTCTACATCGATGAACTTTGGGAAATTTTTCAAAGGTACAAACTTCAGAGACAAATCTTCATAGATTTTCCAATACCCTAATTCACAATCTCTATCGGTTCTCCTTTGATGGTTAGGTGCCCCAATCATATAAACCTTCTTTGATAATCTTTGAGGTTTGTGTATATGACCACATAATACTAAATCGAATTTATTGAGAACATTCACATTTAAGTTTTCTACGGAATCTATCTCTCTACCATCGGTATCCTTTGCACCGGGATAATCAGTGTGTAGTAAAAGAATATTCTTTTTACTTTTATCTAATTCTAACTTCTTTAAGTATTCACTTAGACCCACGTTATTATCAATATAAGGAACCCCATATACCATAATATCTTTATGTGTAGAAGATAGTTGGGTTTTTTCATAATCTAATATCATGATACCATACTTCTCTACTTGATAAAGCCAGCTAAAGGGTTTAGTACCAACCTTACTTATTTTCTTAATATCATGATTTCCAGATATGGCATATATCCAAAATCCTTCGATTAGTTCATTATAACATATCTCTGCTAATTCTTGGTCCATTGTTTCGGCCTTATGAAATAAGTCTCCACAAAATAATGCAGGACAGTTAAACCTTCTACATAATTTCCGTATAATCGACAAAACCCTGAAACTATTCAGGGTCCTGTGATTGTTCTCATTAAACTTAGCCCATAGGTTTATATGTAAATCCGAGAAGGCTATTGCTATTACTTCTTTTCCCATATCCTATCAATATGATACCATATCTGGTTTAGTCTAGTACAAAAATCAAGGTTCTCTACGCATACTGTTGGTATTTCCCAATTTGCAAGTAACTCACTCATAAGGGAAGATATTTGAACTTGAAAGAATCTGTTCATAATTCTCTTCTTATTATCCTCCATTGGCCAATCCTTGTAGTTAGACAAATTTAAGGGTAGAAATATTGCTAAATCGCATTGGTTTTCCATCAGTTCCTGGCATTGACAAAAGAAATGCTCCATTTCACATTCGGGTATATTTCTTGATTGTTTATACCAGAAATAAGCCGCTAAATCTGCATAACTTCTATCAGTTACAAAGTTCTCTTTATCTTTGAATAACCTGTTTCTCAGGTTTAATAATTGAAAATCCGATTTATACATTGCTTCAGAACCAAGGGATAACAACTCATTATGTGATATACCTTTAGTAGCTGGCAATAAATCTGACATACTGCCGGATATGAATGGTATGTCATATTTCTTAGCTACAGCTTGTGCTAAAGTAGTTTTCCCTATACCTGAGGGACCTACAAACATTATACGTTTACTCATGATGTAATGCTTTAAATGGTTTTATAAATTCATTTGTCAAAAATGATGCTAAAGAGTATTCGATACAAAGTTCTTTGAATTTCTCATACTTAAACTTCTTCTTTGACTTAATTGGTAACTTATCCAATGGATTATGTCTTACAAACCAGAAAAGGTCGATTAACTGTTCATTCCTTTTCCATATTTGAAGATATTCTTTATTCTTACTCTGGGCAATAAACTTCTCAATTCTACCCTCATCAAGGATTTTTCTTGCCTTTACTGGGCCTATACCCGGAAACCCTGGTATATCATCGGAGGTATCTCCAACCATTGCAAGGTACTCTACCGTTTCATGAGAATGATAACCGAATAATTCTTTGCAGTTATCCATTCTTATCATCTCATCTTTTCTCGGATTGTATATCCTTAGATTATTTGTAAGCAACTGATTAAAGTCCTTATCCGAAGATATGAGTATCATTTTCTCGGATTGGAATTTTTTAATTGCAAGGTATGCTAAGAAGTCATCTCCTTCATATACTGTGGATTTCTTTTTATCAAAGATATAATTAATTCTTATCATACCCAGCATTTTCATTATAATTGCCTTTTGCTTTTGCAATGATTCATAATCTACTGATATGTTTTTCCTATGGCCCTTGTAATTTGGTAATAACTCCATCCTTACTGGTGAATGACCATTATCAAATGAAACATAAACCTCATCCGGTTCGAACCTTGTAAGATACATATGTAGAGATTTGAAAAATCCGAATATTGCCCCACTCGGTTTGCCATCGGTAGATTTAAGTTTTTCGAACTTATGAAAAGACTGATGGAGAATATTCTCTCCATCAATCAGTAATATTGTTTTCTTGCTCATCGTCCAAAATCTAATTCATAAAGTGAAACTTCTTGAATCTTTTCCTCTCCAAGATATACATCTAAATAATTCTCGGGTGGGCTATAAGCATCTAGATACCTAACCCTAGATTCCATTCTCAAATTTTTCTTAAGGTACTCTTTAATTACTTTCTCTATACCTTCTACCTCTTTCTTATTCATCGTCTTCCTCCTCTTCTTCTGAATCTGAATAGTTTTCATATTCTACACCATCGACTGGGAATAGATTTGTTTCTATCTTCTCCAGTTGCTTTTTAGTAGTACCTATGGTATTTACTCCGGCTTTCCGTAAAAGTTTTCTACGAAGTTCATCGTCTTCTTCCAAAAGCTTTTGGAATTTCTCTTCCCCTCTTGCAAGAGTTTTACCTTTCAATTTATACCCACCAGTAGTTTTTTCGATTACATCGGTATCTACCAATACATCTTCCAAAGCATAGCATCTGTCAAACCCGACTTCGTGGAATTTAGGATTGAAATATACAGGGCATTTGCTGATTGTAGGTCGAGGAGGCGCAACTTTATTTTTAATAAGTCTGATAGTGACAAGTTTCCCAGCTTTCCTTTCTTTCCCATTTTGTTTAATGGTAACAGACCTTCCTGAATAGAAAGCAGCTCTGATTGAAGCGTAGAACTTAAGTGCTGCACCTCCTGTAGTTGTTGTATTATCTTTTCCAAATCCGACATTTAAAGCAGTTCTTAATTGGTTAATATAAATCTGAGATACTCCCAGCTTGTAGAATAACTCACTTCTGATACGGAAGTATTTGTAAAGAGCCTTTGCTCTACCTCCCATTTCTGCCTTACCATCAACCATCTTAGCATCAATATTATCAGTACAATCAGTAGCTGCAATAGAGTCGATTACTAAGAGTATGGGTTCATTGTGAGTTAATTGAGAACGTAAATAAATTGCTAAGTCTGCCACTACGTCTGCAATATACTCAATACGGGTATCATTAACAATGGTTACTCTTGCAGGGTCTACTCCATTAATTTCAGCCCATGAATTCATCCAGGATTGTTCAGCATCTACCCATATCACATGACCTCCAAGTTGTTGAGTAGCATAAGCAAAGTTATAAGCCACCAAAGATTTACCAGAGGATTCTTCTCCAGCAATCTCTACGATTTTACCATAAGGAATACCCTTACCAAATAAGTAGTTCAGAGCAAAGAAAGTAGATGGTATATATAAATCAGTATCAGTAACTTCTGAAGCTAATTTAATCATACTTCCATATTTCTTTGCCATCTCATTTGCTGTTGGTACTTTTAAACCAACCTTAGATTTCTTTGCCATAATGTAATGTCTTTAAACTAAAGAAGGTGATAACAGAACGAATCTAATTACCACCTTCGAATGAAACCATATTACTAACCCTTAAATATCCGATTTGTATTTTCTTTTCTTTTTCTTGGGTTCATCATCTTCCATATAATGGTCTTTGTGAACTCCCTTTTTCTTTTTCTTCTTGGATTTATCATCATCATCGTCATCCCCATGGTCTTCATTTAGATACTGTGAAAGTAAATCTTCCAACTCATCATAGGATTTGATTTGAGAACGAACTATTCCCTCAAGGTCAATTGTACCTTGGTATTTCTTATCCAACTTGGTTGGTTTGCAAGCACGGGCAGAATAGGTAGTGTCTAGTTTACCAGACCCAGAACGAATTACCTTAATATCGTAACCAGTTTTTGGGTCGGTCATATCACCTGCCTCATCTTCATCAAGGTAAAGGTCAATGATATCCTGGTATACTGAGCGAGGAACTAAAACTCCCTTATCTTTGCCTTCGTAATCTACCTTACTACCCTTTTCATCTGAGTAAATGATACCACCGATGACATATCTTCTTCTTGGCACCAAATTCTTGGCAAGTTCCTTGTCATCTTCATCCTTAGAGTTTTTCAATTCTTGATATTTCTCCATGAATGGGCAAGGTTCATCAAAAGTAGCCGGAGATATAACTCCTCCCAAATTGCCACCCAGATAGAATTGAATAATTTCGATACCCAATTCTTGGTCATCACCAGGAGATTTAATTCTCATCCTCAGAGTTCCCTCTTTTGGATATACTAACCCACTACCATTTCCCTTGGATTCTAGCTGTTTCTTTCTAGCTAGCATCTTTTCTTTTGTAGAAAGTCCCTCTGATGAAACTTTCTTTTTCTTCTTGTCTTTTATCATAATGATTAGTTTTAATTATTCGGTTCTGAGTAAACTACTTCGTTCATACTCAATACGGTAAGAACGTTTTTCTCTAAAAGTTGTTTGAGAGCAGGAGATAGTTTGTCCGTTTCGAATTCAAGTTCTTTACCTGCATACAAACCATAGGTAACTATTCTACCTACAGCAACCAATTCTCGGTAGGTTTTGTATTCTTCGGTAATTTCCCCACTCTTTACTACAACCCCTTTACGAGGAACTCCCTCTTTTACTTGTTCAGGGATAATCAAACCAGATTTAGTTTGGTTTACCTCCTTGGGAGATAAAATAAGTACCCGGTTTTCTGTTGGGCATCCGGGTAATTCTTGATTAAATTTCTCAGCTACAAGAGATGAGATAAATGTCATTGAATAATTCATATTCTAATACTGTTTTTAAAAGTTAGTAATTGTTTATAGTTCAATAGGTTAACCCTTTCTTAGGTTCGCATTAATAGTTCTTAATATATTTTCGCGTGACTCATAACATTTACAGATAGTTATGAACTTATTTGCTTTTTCTACAGCTTTTAAATACCTTTCATTGATAGAAGAGTATTTCTTGTTAAGGTTTGCCTTATGAGATACATATTCGTTATTCCATCTTTCATTAGCATCCTTATAATATAACCAGGCATTCGAATAAGCTTCTTCTTTTTCCCTTGCTAGAGCATCCCTTTCTTTTATATATTTATCTCTCAAAGAAGCAAGTACATAATAACTAGAAGGAGATTCTCGTAGCTGAGAATTAATGATATTCTCATTGATAGATAATTCCTTTTGTATATCAATCTCAATAAGTTTACCTTCAAATTTAACCTTTAGTTTTTTCAGTTCCGTCTTCATAAACTTCTAATAGGTTTTTAAAGTCTTCTTTACTAAATTCTCCTTTGCTTATTGCTTTAGTTACTTGAGCAAAAGCCATTTGATAAGAGAGTTTCATACCGGGCAAATTAAGAAGAGATTTATAGATGCTTATCTTATCTACCAAAGCCATTAATCTTAAGTCGCATAAGTTATCAGTACCACCTCTATCTAGTAATGCTAAAAATGCAGCCCAATAAATATGGGTGGCATCTTCATAAGCAAGTTTACCATCCTCATCTGTAGCCATTACTTTAAAAGCTAATCCCTCTAAAGTAGTAAGATTAGTTTGTACTTGAGATAACTGAGTCTTTAATCGGTTAAGTAACATTTTTTCTTGTCCACTCAACCTTAGATTAACTACATCTAAGTACTTAAGTAAGTTTTCGATAGAATAACCTAAACACCCTGCAACCATATAAGTAAGGGCAGTTAATTTGCTTGCATTATCAATCTCTTTCTGTGTTGCCATAATTCCATAAATTTATATTATTTATGTAGACATAGTATCTTCTCTTTTCACTCCTGTAATGGTAGATACTGAATCTGAATGCTTTATATTAGTTTTACAATTAGGACATTGTACTATCCTAAAATAATCGCCCGATTTTTTATAAACCCCAAAAGTTTCACTATTGTCATATTCAAATTCGCAATCACATACTGGGCATTTAGCCCTCCATACTGTGGGTCCGTTCAAAATCTTTTTCATACTTCTTTATTTGTTTGTTAAATCTTTCCTTGAATTGTTTGATATGTATATGTTTATACTTCTTATGCTCTTCCATATACTCCTCTACTGAAAAATCTGGTTGAAGCATCTTATTGTAATCATATCCTGGGATAAATGGTAATTCTTCTGCCATTGACCTACCAATAGTAAAGTCCATGTCCATATCTACGTCATCTACTTGAAAACCGAAATACTTCTTAGTACTTGGATTACGTAGGATATTCCAAATGGTATATACAGTCCATGTATTTATATCTTCTGGTTTAGAATACATATATACTGCATCATGTACCGTACAAGCTTCTTTCATCATTGGTAATTTACCTTGTCGCATTAACCAATAAACAAGAATAGCTCCGAAGTTGGTCATATTTGCTGCAGCACCTTGACATGGGAAATTAAGTCCCAAACGAATAGCATAAGCAACTTCTTGTTTGTCGTTTGAGTATATCTGGGGTAATCTTCTCTTAGTACCAAATAACTGGGTATAATACCCATGCTTACGAAGAAATTTCTCTTGCTTCTCTTTGAACTTAAGTATCTTTGGGTGTTTCTCAAAGAACTCCGCCATTTCTTTATGGGCTTCTTCTTTAGTAACTATAATACCAGCTTTTGGGTCGGATAATTTTACTGCAAGTAAAGCTTCTCCAATACCATAAATCAAACCGAATGCAATTTGCTTAGCTTGTTTTCTTCTAGTCTTCCATAATTTATGGTCAGGATGATTTTCATCTTCGTATATTTTAGAGGCTTCCTCAATTGATACTCCATATTTTGCTGCTGCTATACCCAAGTGAGGGTCAGCCCCCTTTGCAAAAGCATCAAGATATGTTTCATCACCCGATAGATGAGCCATCATTCTTAACTCTGCCTGTGAGTAGTCAAATGCCATATATAAATATCCCGGAGGAGCAACTAATTGTTTCTTGATATTGGGGTCTACCGATGTCTTTGGTATCTGCTGCATATTTGGGTCTGCAGAACTAAACCGATTAGAGTCTGTACCATGTATATTATACCTACCGTGTAATCTAGAATCATCTTGTACCTTTTCCCACCACCCATAAATATAGGTCTTATACATTTTCTCTAACCCTCGTAATTCAAGAAGCTTATCAAGGAATATTGCCTTTGGTGAATCTGGCTTTTTAATCGTTAACCTAAGGTTAGTAAGAGTTTCTTCATCAGTACTTGGTTTACCAGATTCATTATCCTTAATCACATCAAAATGAAAGCCATCTTCTGAATACATCAATGCAGGTAAATCAACTGGGCTACCCAAATTAATGGGCCTTATTAATTCTTGTTCCTTTTTAGTTGTGAATATACCTGCTTTGATATTTGAGATTTTCTGTTCCCTTGATACAATCTTCCGTTTATCTTTTGGGTCATTATAATCTAACTCTTCAAGTTCGTCTTCAATAGACTGAATATATTTATCAATCTTTTCTTGGTTATACTTCTTTTCGAATTTCTTTACTCTTGGCAAAGCGTATATTGCGTCTCTAGCAGCATCTATTTTTGGTTTATATTCTTCCAAAAGCTTTTTATTGAACTCAGTATCTAGATATAAACCCTCCTTTTCTACCGATGTTAGTACTCGTGAATTACACATGAATAAATTACGGAATACCGAATACATACCTAAATCCACCAACTTCTTCTCAAAGAATATCATTAACCTAAGAGTATAATCTGTATCTTGACACCCATAATGGCAAAGTGGGTCTAATTCTTTTTTATCCCAAGGTATTTTATCAAAAGCATCTTGCTTTTCATAATTACCATACTCTGGTAAATATCTTCTTACCATTGACTTTAAGTCATGAGGTTTTTCCTCATTAAGAACATATTTTGCAAGCATACCATCTAAACAAGTACCTCTATAGAATATTCGATACTTTTGGTTTATCTGGTCATCAAACTTCCAGTTCCATGCAACCTTTACAATGTCATAATTCTCAATTACCTCTTCCCCAAATTTCCTTAGCATCTTTTTCCAATTCCAACCGGGTGAAGTATAATCTTTTGTTTCGAAATGGTCTAAAGGAATGGAAGCACCAAACCCTGGCATCCAGGATACTGAGAGTATAGTTGGCTTAAAACCCTTATTATAAATAGGTTCTGCATTCGTTTCATAGTCACAGCAAGCATAACCCGTAGCTTTACAACAAGCAATAAGTTTCTTAAGCTCTTTCTTGTTCTTTATAATATGATACCGTGTCTCCATATTTTAAAAATAGAAAAAGGGACATACCCACCAGTAGTAGATACATCCCTCATTATTAATATTTCTCTTGTAAGTCTTCCAGATTAGAAGCTAATGATGTCCAATCTTTCTTATAAGCATGGAGAGAATCAATGGTATGATACAAGTAGCCAGGTTTTACTCCAACCTCTTTAGCTACGTATTCCATAAGTTTCCATGCAAGGTATACATCATTACCAAAGTGAGTAACAAAATCCGAACTTCTTTGGTGATAGCAAATATGTAATACCTTCTCCCCCTTACCATTCTGACGAATAAGAAAATCATAATACATAGAGCAAGGAATACGTTGTCTACCACCATAGTATAAGGTATCATCATGCTCAAATATTGGTATAATTGCTTTTCTTGTATCTGGGTCTCTCTTTAAAAGACGAACTAAATCTTTTATTAATACTTCACCCATTCTCTCATTGTATGTGTAATCGAACATACCCTTTTCATCAAGGAATTGTTCCCATAAATCTTTTCTTAATTTCCAAGCTTCTCCTGGATTTATATCATTAGGGGATATCCTTTCTTGGAACTCTGCATCTGCCCATTCTCTTGAATGAGAGAATACGAATAACCATACCGGGTCTCCCAATGAAGTTAAGCAATATTGTTGGCAAATGAGTTCTTTAGTAATAAAATTCTCATTACCTTCAATGACTTTATTTTGATAGGTCTTTGGTTTTACAAGTTGACCATAACTGTTGAGTTCTCTACCCATTTCGGACATTAACTCAAAACTGTTAGAATATATCCTCATATTATATAAATATTTAACTGTATGACATTGTAGAATTAACCCAGGTCATATGCCAGTAGCGAAATACAAAATTATCAAAATCCTCTACCTCTTTCATTAACAAGGGTATATCTGGTTCTGCACCGTTCTTTTTAATCTCTAAAACTTGGTAATAAAATTTGTTTACTAATCCTATCCGCTTCTGATTTAAAAATTCCCTAGCTTCCATTGTTGTTCTTTTGTTTTAAAAGTTTCTTCTTATAGGCTTTACGTTGAGAGTAAGAGATTACATTCTCGGGATATTCTATATCCTCGTATTCAAGAAGTAATTCTTTTGCTTTCATTGATTTATATGTTTCTTCATATAAATCTGGTCTGAGCACTTTAAAACTTCTAAAGAATACCTTGAATGAAGAGAATTCCTTCTCTGTACCCTTTTGGAATTTCTTCCATATCTCTTTTATTCTCTTATTCCAAGCATTCTCTTCTGCCCCCTTAAGTACCTTCTTCAAAGGTTTATGGGTATGATACATTAGAAGTGTCTCCACATTTCCGTACATTTGAGTCGCAAATAGGTTGATTTGTACTGACTGGTCCGGCCCATATACGTACTCTGACATTCGTTGAATTAATAGGAAATCGAATATTAACCTCTTGGTAATCTCCGAAGCCCGAACTACCATTGTAATAACTGGGATGTCTTCCCCGAATCGTTTTGAAAAAGTCGCAGCTATTAGACATTGTTTACCGTTATCATGGTGATTGTTAAACATATAAGTTATATTGTAATTCTGATTATACTTATTTCTCAGTACTCTCAGTTTACTACGCAACAAGTCAAGCTTATTAAAGTCTATGTAGTTATTCAATAAGCTAGTCCACTTAGTTTCTTTATAATTGAAACATCTCCCATAATCAAATTCTGGGTCTACCCAGGCATTGCGTATCTTTATGAATACGTTATACACTACTGCTACCCCACTATTGGCAATAGCCCCCTTTGCAAATAAAGCAGGCTCTAATCTTAGGAATCCCTCATTGAGTTTTTCCCATGCCTCTTGTGAAGTAGCAAATTCTAACGAATGGAGGGACTCCTCCGGATTAAGTTGAAGTCCCTCTAATTTATGGTTCCATCCTGACATGCTAGTAATTAGTATTTTGTCTCCATAAATTGAGACGTTGTTTTTTAAAGAATAAACTAAATAATCCACAAGGAGTAAACCCATTCATGGCTAAAAATCCCATATAGAGATAGAATGACTTTACCAAAGATTCCTGAAAATCTATTTCTTTGGTCATCACTTGAGTTTGTTTCCAGGGTCTACATTTAAGGAAGTTCCTTGCTTTATTAAGTTCATATATTACTTCCCATAAATATAGCTTCTCATTTTCATGAGATATCTCGCTCATTTCATGAAAACCTGGGGTATAAGAAACTATCTTATCATATTCTGCTCTATCTTCTCTTGCCCAATCAGTTGGACTTAGTATAGGGTATTTCCTTACACTTCGATGGTCTGGGTACTTGATGAGTAAGTCTTTGACTCCAATTGCCATTACCTCAAATAAACTCTTTGCATCTTGGTATTTTAATATATCTTCTGGCAATATATTAGAATACAAAAGCAAAGTAAAGAAGAATCCCAAGGCATCTGCTTGTTCCTCATTTGCATTTGCTAGATGATTTAATACCTGAGTATATTCCTCTGAGGTTAAACAATCATTATTCCATCCATAATCACGATATATAGATACTACTTCATAGGTAGATTCGAATCCTTCAGTTAACTCTTCAATAACTCTACCAATAAAATCCTTTAGAATAACTTGGCTCTTTGGATTATTTATATCTAATGGGTAATCTGGTAGCTTTTCTATGGATTTATACCCAGAGAATTGCTCTATCCCAAGAACATACATTTCTTGTAATATCCGTGCCTCAGTTTCTTCTACCTGAGGCACTTGTTCATTTATATTCCTGATGTCCATGATTATTTACTTCCTGATGAACCAAAACCATTCCCTCCTCTACTTCCCCACATCTGTGATTCAGTATAAAATTCCTCTTGTTGAATCTCTTCTGGTTCAGTAATATAGATAGGTACATGAATAAATTGTACCAGCTTCTGGCCAGCCTCAATAACCTGGGCTTCTTGAGAAGTGTTGTATACTCCAATGTGTATCTCTCCAACATAGGGAGAATCTACTATCTCGGCAGTAAAGATTAATCCTTTCTTAGTAGCTATACCAGATTTGTTTGCTGCCATTAGCATAGATGCAGGCGGTTCTAACAAACCTTTGATACCTGATGGGATAAGTATACGATGACCTGGTTTTAAAGCTATATGCCTTACGAATGATTCACTAAAGGGTATATCCAAATCATATCCTCCTGAATCAAATTCATTCTTAGAGTGGATATCCTCTGAAGTCAAGTTGGTTGGTACATAAAAATCTAACCCAGCATCATTTGGGTTTGCTCTGTTGGGAGATACTACCTCCCTTACTTTGATAAATCTAAATCTGTTCATAATATATTACATTTACGTAAAAGTTGTCCAAAGGTTAATTTCTCGGGTCTAGAAACATGTACTCCCAATGAATTACACATTCTGATTACATCGGTAGAACCTTCCATACATAAATTAGCAAGTACATCTTCTTGCTTTACAAAATAGTTTGGGTTGTTAAGGTATACCTTGAACATAGCCCATATCATCTCTATTGGTTTCATTATTTAGTACACTCTTTATAAAGTTCTCTAATACGTTTTCTTGGTACTTCGAATTTCTCAACGGTTTTGGTAATAACCTCTTTTCTGTCTTTCCCTTTCCGAATCAAGCCTCGGATGTATTTCTTGATACCAACCGTATCTTCTAATACATCCAAATCCTTGTATTGATTCTTCTGTTCTAGCTCTTTCCTTGTGATATTCAAGTTCTGAGACATCTTGAATGCACATAATTCTGAGTCTCCGCATAGCTTACACTCTTTAGTTGATAGGTCATACCCAATACCGAAGCAAGGGTCTCCATTAGTTCCCAGAGTACTAACATCTATGGGAGTAAGGATATCTTGCTTCGATAAGTCAGGAAGTTGTTTCTTTTTCTTAGCCATTATATGTCTTTTTTATGTTTATAAATAAATGTATATTTCACTGTTATCTTCTATGGGAACATAGGAATAACCGATGTTATTAATAAATAGTTCCCTGAGTTTATATAATTCTTGGTATGAATTTCTATCATGGCTCTCTTGACATACTTTGACTACCATACCATTACTCCAGTACAAACAAAAGAAATGAGTAAAACATTCGGGGGTATTTTGAGAAGTTTCCAAGCTTGATATCCATATCAAATCTCTACAGTTGAATACATGTTTAGGGTTGGGTACCTCCCCAACAATGAGAGACTTAAACCATTCTTTAATCTTCCTCATCATAAGTATAATTAATGTGTTTACAATTAGGACAGACCCATTCTTTGAAATGCCATCCCTTAATTTCCAAATCCTTTTTATGAAAACGTTTCTTACATGAATGGCATTGATAGCCATCCTTAGAAAGTATGAAGTCTAAAGCGAGTATTATTATTATTATTATTATCATAATAACAACCGCTGTAATTAAAATATATTT